GTCGTCCTTGTCGTCGTCCTTGTCGTCGTCCTTGTCGTCGTCCTTGTCGTCGTCCTTGTCGTCGTCCTTGTCGGACTCTTTCTTCTTCGCTTCCATCTTGGCGAAGATCGAACGAATCTTGTACGATTCGCCTTTTGTCAGCGTGGGAGCGTCATCAACGGATTCGTTAAGCAGTGCGAATCCCTTGTCGGCGTTCTCAGCAAAAGCGGTCGTGATCTCATTCAGTTTGCTTGGGTTTTTGCTTGCAAGGTCCTGCAAAGCTTTCAGAATTCTATCCATGGAATGGCCTCTCTTTCTAGAATTTTGTGATGTTGCGGATCAGTTTCCTGAACTCGCTTGTTGAAAGTTGGTCCACTTTGCGCAGTTTGCTTGCAGTAGACTTTGTGATGATTCCTTCCTCAACGAAGAACTCAGTGTTCTCAGCGAATGCACGAACCATCGCATCAGGAGCAGATGGATTCGAGACGATGTCCACGGCGGTCATGATGTACATTTCCATATACTCGATTCCGTCTTTATGGACTTTCGACTTTCCTCCGCCTCTTGTTGAGACTCCCAAATTCACACCGGATGTGGCAAGACCTTTTGCAGTATTGCCCATAGGGGTATCAGTAATCTTCGCTTTACCGTAGATGTTCTTTCCGTCGAACCGCATCTCGGTGATAAGGTGCGACACGTTTTGAAGAGCGACGGTCAATCCTTCTGGGTGGTCCAGTTCGCCGAGGGCAATGCCTCGTTTGATGCGTGTTTCGATATAAGCTTCGGCGGCAGGGAACAGAACATCCTCAGGATAGTTCCGTCCGTTTCCATTCACCAGATCGGCTTGGGCGAAGATACCTTCGATGTAGAAGGCGCTCACACCTGAATCATTCTTATTCTCAAAGAACTCCAGGTTCGAGTGTCCCACGTCTTCTGAGAAGAGATTCAGAGCGACTTTAGTCATGTGATTATCCTTTTGGGTTTTTCTTTGTTATTTTACCCATTTCGTGCATTTGGTTGTCCCGCTTCGTTTCGATACCTTTGCTCAACTTTTCGTCGAACATCTGCTTGAATTTCTGGTAGTCACCAGCCTTGATGGTCTTGAAGGTTTCGGTCATTCGTCAAATCTCCTTGAGATGTAAAATGATACAGGGGGGTACGGAATAGGATTCGGAAACATCCTTTGCAACCATGTACATCGAGGAATTTCATAGACCTGGTAGGTCGTATTACCCGAATCGATTGATCGACCGATGTCGACCGAAACTTCATAACTGTGAGCTCCAAGGTCTTCTGACGGCAGCTTTGCAAGAATAGGAGTCGACACCAGTTGGTGGACAATGTCTGCAGAATCGATGATCTCTCGCTTAAAGCTGACGCTACAAGATTTGACAACATCCCCAGACCATCGGTAGACGAGCTTGTCCGCCTCGATATATGGTGTGTAAAGCACGTCGTTCCGGACGTTTTCTGCGGTACCTTCATTGTAGGTCATGAACGGATAAATGACGAAAACACTAACCCAGATGGCAGCGGCCAACGCTGTAATATATGATGTGATCTTCATCAAACTTTTCCTGATCCGGCTGCGTTGAATATACCCTGTATGAGATTCGCGGCAGCATCTTTGAAAACGGCATAGAGTGCGATGATGGCGAGGAGAACTTGAGCAACCTTACCGAATGTCCCCACCTTCTTCGCAGCTCTTTTCCAAAAGATGTTACCTTCTGCCATCTCGAGAAGCGCTTTGCGTTTCTCTGCAGGGATATCACCCCAAGATTCTGGCAGTCCTGAATTGTTTTCTGCCATTTAGAAGCTCCAATCGCCTTGTGTGTTTTCGAGTGTTTCCACTGCTTTTGCAAGCTTGTCGATTCGGGTTTTGACTTCCCGGAATGATAATGAGAATGATTTTGGACCACTCTGTCCGTACGTCATGTCGAGCTTGTTGAACATTTCGTTCATGTCCGGATTCGAGAAGACCTTACGGCCCAATTCTTCGAGACTCTTCACCGCAGCTTTCGGCGTCTTGAAATTCAGAGAAAGGCTCACACCGGTCTCAACTTTGAATTCGTTGAAGACTTTTGGTGCTTCGGTTGGTTTAAGATCGGCAATCTTCATCAGTAGTTTTCCTCTTCCAGGTTTTTATAGCGCGGATCTTTTTTCTCTTCCGCGATCTGTTTGTCGATGCGCTCAATATCTTCTTCCGATTGGTAGAGGACCTCTTTGCGCACCGTGTTATGGCTGATATATTTGCCGACATATGGTTCAGCCTCACTTGCTGCGTTCAGACGCATACTCATCAACTCAAGGTCCTTCAGTTCGGTATAGAAGTTGTCTCGATTATAGGTGTAGCGAATCTTGCGGCGAATTTCTCGAAACTCAGAAATCGTCATCACCTTCTTGGCGACAACGTGTGTTTCGAGAAGATCGACAAAGAGCTTTGAGAATTTCGAACGTACTCTTGAGATAAAGCGATGGAACTTCAATTCGTCCCGTGTGATCTGAGACTCTTGCGAGAAAAGGCTGGTCGAATCAGTGAATCTGCTCACTGGTACGTCGAGCGCCATATAGAGCTTATTGCGGAACATTTCGACATCATCGAGATTTCCAAGATCAGGTCCTTGGCTGAGGTTCTCTACTTCAGTCGACTTCTGATCACCTGTTCTGCCGAAGAAAAGGTCTTCGCCCATCGCCATCACTCGGTTTCGTGAAGTGAGCTGACCACGAACGGTGTCGAATCCGACTTCACGCTTCATTTTGCGAGCTACCTGGTCGATTTTCTGTTGAGATTTGGCAGGCGAAAGGTTGCCCGTCGAAACGTAGATGGCTCGGACGTCGTGTGAACGAGAAAGCCTGTGCACAATGAGTGAGCTCTCAACCAGATCGAGCTGGTTGGCTACGCGAATGGATTTGTGGAGAAAGCCGTATGTGATATTGCTGTTCTTGTCGATCAATCCTGAGGTGATCGAACTGACCTTTTCCAAAGGCATCTTGAATGCCACATTTGAACTGATCGTTCCATCGTAGACGGATTTGGTGACGTTCAGCATGTTCGAAGAAGAACGAACTTCGCTCGATCTTAGATAGACCCAAAACTCTTCAACAACATTATACTCCGAGTCCTGCTCTTCAACGATCCGAACTTTGCGCAATTTGCGAGGATCAAGCTGAGTGAGAGACGAGATACCGTTTTTCGGGTTTTTCGAGAAGTTCTTCACGTAGCATATGCGAGAATCGACATACCAATCGCGGAATATGTCGTATCCTTTAGACTCAAAGTCCAGCAGATCGATGATCTCTTCGTGGCATTCAACTAACTTATCCGCGATACCCTTCGTGATGAGTTTGTCCTCAACAAGGTGGTCCGTCAGAAGATCAACCGTATTCTTGTCCTCTTCAAAAACAAGGACTGCGTTGATGATGTCTGCGATTGCCCAGTCCACTTCAGGGAAGAGGGAAATTCGACGGTAGCTGTCGATGAGCTCTGCTTCGGTCGTGTCGACAAAGTTTGTTGGATCAACGTAGTATTGCCCAGCACCTCTGGAAACAGAATCATAAGAGCCATCCTTTTCGAGCTCGATCGTGCCGGGCTGACGTTCTTTTTCGTCAGCTTTCGCAAAGACCTTCGTGAAAGGCATGTCGTAGCCCATAATTTTCATGTGTGTTCACCAATTCGTTTGTTTCTATCTATTTTAGACGGATTCGGTATTCTTTTTAGACGTATGGATTTTCCTTCCACACTCTCCGAGGAGAGGAGCCAACAAACTTGGCAACTGGAAGAAAAATCGAGTGATGCCACTCTTCCGGTTGCACTCTCACGACCTTACCCATTGCTCGGTTGGGGATGTAGGACTTGATGGCAAATCGCAGTGGCTTGAGCTTTGAGATTGCCTGCACCTTCTGGTAGTTGATGGGCAGGCGATTGTCGTGCCTTACCACTTTCGATCTGACATTTCCGATGAGGAACGACATCACTTTCGCTCTCACAACAGGTGGCAAATAGTGAACGTTCAGTCCAAGAAGGTTCTCATGACTGTCGATGTCAAGAAAAATGATCAGTGGTGCAGCGTCGAAATATGGCAGACTACCTTCATCGAAAAGCTTCGACTGATACCGAAACGTCATCATCGATCCTGGAATCATCTTCGAAACTGCCTGACGACCTTTGAACATGACAGCATGCTGAGCGATTGTCGGAGCGGTCGCCTTCACCTTGTTGTAGTACCACTCTGTTGCCTCTCGAGTCTTCTTCTTGACGTTACCAGCATTCCGAACTTTCGCAAGCTCCTTCGAAACTTTCTCGAAGAACTGTTTGTCATCAGTACTGAACTGTTCTGTTTCGGTCATCGGCTGACTCCGTCAAGGTAGAGGAACAATTCGTCTCTGTCTCGAGAGACAGGCTCCATAGGTCGTGTGACAACGTTCGTACTATTGTTGGTGATCGTTGCAGAGTTGATATTAGGCGTCGAAGAAGGAATTGCAGACAGACGTTTGATCGACTCGTTTTTCAAAGTCGTCTCCATCAGATTCATCGTTGGGACCAAACCTGCGCTTCCGCCAGTTGCTTGGTCCAAGAATGCTTGTGTCGGATCCGTTTCCGTTCCAAACATAGCAGCTGCCAATCGAGGAGATTTCGACGCAACCGCATCTTGGAAGTCCTGAACGATGTTTTCTACCATTCCGACGAGTGCGTCATAGATGAGATCGGGAATCGCCTTGATCTTGTCCATGATAACCGAGAAGTCAATTTCTGGAAATTCGATATCCTTCACCCAATCAACAAATCGATCAATGTATCCGATGAATTTGTCCTTCAAACTGGAGACGAATTCAAAGGCCCTAGTGTTGTAATCTTCTACGGTCAGACCAAGAACAGGGTCACCAGAACCAGTGATCAATTGCCAAGCACGATCGATGAGGCGAACTGGAATTTGAACAATGTACAATGAGACGTCGTCAATTGCCTCCATGATGGTTCGCTGTTCTTGGTCGTATTCAGCCTGAAGAAGGCGATTCTGTCTCAGCAACTCTTCACGATTTTCGTTCGTCCGTTCGATTTGACGTGTGACATCTTCAAGGCGACTGCGAATTAGATCGATTTCACGCTGATCACCATTCACCTGTGCAGTCTCTAGCTCCACAAGAAGCTCGATTCGCTTTGCGTTCAGTTCATCAAGTCTTTCAACCATGTTGTCAGCACCACGCTGGGTTTCTTCAATTCGACCAAGGATTCGCGCTTCGTCTTTGTCGAAAAAGAGTTCGATCGTGCTATTGAAGTGATCGATGATTCTGTCGAAACCCATACTGAGTCGATCGAAACCTACAAGGTTCGTGATGACGGTCATAATACCACCTACCACAGCACCGACGATGAGACCAGCGAACGTACCGAAGACTGGAACGACCGAACCAATAACAGCACCAGCTGCAGCGTATGTGCCGACCGTGCCTGCAGATGAAAGGATGGATCCGTCGACACCTGTGAAAACTGCGAGGATTGCAGACGAAAGACCGTCTTCGCTACCGAGCAATTTGCCGATTTCAGCACCAATGTCAAAGTTAATCTTGCCACCAAGAATGCCTGCACCAACTGCTGCTATTGTGCCAGTTGAGACAAGAGCTGCAAGAGCCACAGGAATGTAGCTTGCAACCGAACTTGCGATCGCAGCTCCAAGACCAAGAGGAAGCAGATCGTGAAAACCCAGACGTGGAATTTCTTCTTCAAGTGGATTCGGAAGATCAGGTCCTTCACTCTCAGTGCGATTCACGTCTTGATCGTGGAATCGGCGACGCTTGACTTCACCGCCTAAAAGTTCGACAAGGTTTCCGATGTTTTCATCGATTGATTCGAGAAAGCCATCCCTGTCACGATAGAATCTGTCGAGAACATCCTTTGCCTCACCTGCTTGATCAGGGTTACGATTCCTTTCGGATTCGATTCGTGATTCCTTTTCAGACTCTGTAATCCTGCGAGTGATTCGATCAGTTGTAGATTCGAGAGTTCGAGTGATTCCACGAGTGACCTCACCAAATGTAGAGTCGACCTTTCTTGAAGCGATCGAGGATAATGCTCTAATCATTGCTTCTGGGTCCATGATTGGAAGTGCCATGTTCAGCTCCTACCGATTCGGATTTTTGAATTGCCTATTTGAAGTATATTGTTCCGACGAGGCTTGATATTTTTGGACTTCGGACGAGCGAAGAATCGGATCGTCTTTGTGACGTCATTGAATCGCTGGACTCGAAGATTGCTGATAGAAACCAGACCGGTGTCTAAATCGATTGTGCCAACCTTCTCGTCGATCTTCGCAACATTCCCATCGTCATCAACAGTTGTCAGAATAATGTCCGAACCATCTACCTGAACTTTCACTCTCCTGAGTGATGGGAAGATCGTGAACTCGTTCGACTCGAAGGTTTCGATCGAATTGTGAAAGTCGATTTCAAAGTTGTTGTTCTGCTGAAGAGTAGGCGAGAAGTCCTTGCTCAACATCACACTCACGAGGTTGCTCGAAACGGTTTCCGAAATACTGTCGACTCCCGCGCTGAACTGACTCAGGCGAAACTCATTGTTGAAGTCAGACAGGTTAGTCATGCCGAAGGTTTGGATATACCGACGAATCTCATCAACGAGTGTTGAGTTGCGGAAGTCATTCTGGTTGGTGACGAACACTTCAACATCAACGTCAACACGAGTCACCTCTGCATCAACGAGTACGGGAGTGATCGCGAAGATGCCGAAATCATTCCGGACCGAATCTGAAATCTCTTCCTTCTGAGACTCTGTCAAGATCGAGGACTCTGTCGAGTTCAGAGAGATGTAGATGCGACCGGGTTGTTCAAAGCGATCAGAACCAGATTCAGAACCAGACCAAACCGACGTCGATCGAATGTACGGGAATCGATTGCGGATCATCACGTCATAGTCGCGAAGTGTCACTGCTCTGTTCTGCACAGTCAAGAAACGAGATATGTTGCGCCGCAGAGAATCGTCAGATTCGTTGTCTGTTCCACCTGCAGCCTTGCTTTTAGTGAGCACACTCACATCAGCTGCGTTTGAACGAAGCAGTGAGCTGTTGTCAGGCGTCAGAACGAACTCGAACGAGGTAAAGCCATTGCCTGTACTTCCTTTTGTGAGGAACACAACGACCTTAATGATCGCTCCATTCTTGGGTTTGCGACCGATGACGCCATCGCCGAATTCGATCTGGTATTTGCCATCGCCGAACTCACTCAAGAAGAAGACAGGGTCATCAGCACCAGTGCGAATTCGGTCGAATGACCCACTCCATTGTGAATACGTGTTGGTGTCAAGCTCTTCCTGTACATACACTTCGAGAAGAGATACGTCAACACCATCAAAATCAATCTTGATTGTCTCTTTCGAGTAGATTTGTTCGAACGACGTGTATATACCTTGACGAAGATCGACGTCTTCGAAACGGAAATCGTTGGTGACGGAACGATCAGCTGAAACTGTCTCGACAATCGAGAATGGATGGTCAATGTCACCTGCGTCGAATACAGCACCTTTCGAAATGGTGAACTGATTGAGGTCTTCGAAATCGGTGAGAGTCAACACCAAGTCGACGTTTGCTCTCGACGCATACGAGGAAAACGGAACATAGCCATAATTTCGAGCATGATTCGAAAGGTTGCGACGCAGTGTTGCAGTATTCGGTTGAGACTCTGCGAAAAGTGTGTTTGCAGAAATCGAGTTCTTCTCGGTAACATCTGCAAGAACGGAGATGATCGTGTCAAAGACTGAACCTTCGACATCAAAATCCGAAAGGCTCTCTTGCTCCTTAAGGAGCTGACGCAATCTTTGACGGTTCGATTCAAAGTCGTGTCCTCTAAATCTCTGTGTGCTGCTCATAGGACTCTCCTCAAAGTGCTTTCGTACGTGTAAATCTTTCGAGTTTCGATGAACTCGAACTCAACTCTGATGCTCAGATCAGCACTGGATTGCGTAACCACAATATCCTGAACTCGGATTCGTGGTTCAAATCGTAGCGTATTGCGAATTTTTGATCGAACGACATTCCGCTCGTGGGTGCCAAAGTTTTCGAACAGAAGTGACCGTAGACCAGCACAAACTCCAGGTCTTCCAATAAGAGCATCTTCGTCCTGCATCAACAGCAGATCGATATGTTGGAAAATCGATTCGCGATTCTTCTTCGTTTTCAAATCTCCACTGATGGGATTCGATTCGAAATTGCCGTCTATGTCGATGACAGACTCTTTGAACTTATTCGACATTGTCGATCACCTCTGCATCTTCTCGATCTTCTCGCTCTTTCATCGTTGATCGATCTTTCAGTGCTTCACGACCACTCATGATGAGAACGTTGGTAGTCGAACCTTTCGTACCTGATCCATTAGGTTCGGTAGTGCCTTGTGGCTTCTTCTGAGCTTTCGCTTCATTGATTCGCAGAAGTTGACCATTTGCACCTGACAGTGTGTTCAAAAGAGTCGCAATCGTTTCGAAATACCGAGGACTGCCAGTCTGTTCACCAAGCAGTTGAAGAGATTGGATTGCGTCACGCACGGTGTTAGTCGTGAACTCGAGGTTCTTCTTGACGATTTTCGTTTCTTCGTCATCGTCCTGAGAAATCACAATCGTCACTGCTGGCAGCTTCTCGACATCAACAGTCGCGGATGGAGTACCACTCTTCAGTAGTTCCATCAACTCGTTCCTTTGATCTGATTTCTCGTTCGACATTCTACACGGCCTTGTGTTTCATTAGGACAGTCATAAAGTCCTCTCCAAAAAGGTGGCCCATGATCTCTTCGATCAACATCTCACGATCACGTTTTTGCGAATCGACGGCTTCGTTGTCGACGCCGATTTTGCGAGCATACCCAGCGAGAGCCTTAGTGTCCCAATCTTTGATCCTGTTGTACTCTGTGACCTCTTTAGACTCATAAGCTTCCATTACTTCGGCAATGGCTTCGTTCAAAAGTTTCAGTGTGTTCATGTTCTATTTCCTAATTTGGCTTTCCATTATATGTTACTAAGTTCGTGGATGCCTTGTCCATCCAGTTCGAGAGTTCGACTTCAGTTGGGAAGTTGAAGCAGCCAGCACCTTCATTCATGATTGCGAATATGGCCTGTTTGTGCTTCTGTCCTGTCTGGATGTGGACAACATTCGAGAACTTGACGCTATTGTAGAGCTTCGCTTCAAATCGACCAAGGAACTCCTCAGGACTGTCAGGATCACCCATAACGATCTTAATGATCTCACCGAATTTGAAGTCGCCAATCGACAGGAATTTGTGTTCTTGTTCAGACATCGTAATACTCCTCCTCAATGTCGAACTCCTGCTCGATGTAGCGGAGCATTCGTTCTTCTGCATGGTTAGCACAATATGACTGGTTATTCGGTCCAAGTTCAAGATCATCGAAAATGTCGTAGATGTCTACAGAGTCCTTATCTTCAGAGACTCTCAGATATCGACCGACTGTTTGGATGACAGTAATCTTCGATTTGACAGGTGATGCCAGAACTCCAACGTTGAGATTGTCGATGCTCACACCTGTTGAGAGTGTCGCATATGTCGCAAAGAGCTTGACACCTTTGCCTTCGTTTGCTCGTTTCTTTGCAAACTCGCGATCTGCACCCTTGATCCCGCCATGAATGACGTAGACCTCTTCGTCAGGGTACAGCTTACGATAGAGATCGACAAGTCGTTTACCATGCTTCTTGAAGCGGAAGAGAATGAGAACGTTCTCATCCTTGTCGCGATTCTGAATGATGTCAAAAATTGCTCTATCTCGTGCCTTGATGGCAAGAAGAAACTTGATCTCATCCATATACTCAAGACGATTCTCGAAAAGATCAGGACGATCAGCGCGAATACGATCATAACCAAATCGAGAAGAGATGACCTTAAGCTTCGCACTTCTTCCTCGATCGATCAGCTCCTTTGTAGTAGTCGTCTTGATGATTGGACCGAAGAGTCCACGAAGAACGAGTTCAGCTGTCTTTGAATCACGGAGTGATCCTGAAAGACCATTTCGATGATGAGCATTCTGACACTTCTCCATGATTCCACGAATGGACGCAGATTCGGCAAGGTGGACTTCGTCAACGACGACAGAATCGAAGCACTGAAACCATTCAGGCTCCAGCTTGAAGATCGATTGCCATGTCGTGATGGTAATCTTCGCAGAGTTGTCCTTAGAACCGCGCAGTTTGTGAATGTCTTCTTCATCAATGCCGAATTCAATCAGGTCTTCGTACGTCTGATTGAGAAGCATAATTGAAGGAACGACCACAAGGATGTTGTTGTCGAATATGCGAGCATGAAGACAATATGCGACGTAGAGATAGATGATGAACGTCTTGCCAGAATTGGTAGGCGATTCGATCAAGCGTCTCTTTCCGCAGATCATCTGGATGGCAGCTTCTATCTGATATTCGTCAGGTTCGAAGGGGAAAGTTTGTTTCTCGAACCATTCCATGAAGTCAGAGCGAAGGTTTTCTGGTCCATTGAAATTGTGGATGTATACTTCTCCAAAATCCTCCGATTTGAGTTTGTCGTAGATGTCCTTAACGAGACCAGTGTAGATTTTCTTCGAACGACGATCGAACATTCGAATTTTTCCATCCCACTTGCCTTTCTTGTATCTCGGCTGGAATTGTGCTCCAGGCACATTGAATGTGAACTCATCGGAGAGAGCCATCTCAACCGCATGGTTGTTCGTGACCACTTCTATGTGGACGGGATTCGAACAGTCGAGGATTGTCTGGAATTCGGAGCTTTTCATATATATTTTACCACTCACGCCGAGTTAAAATCTACGATGAAGATTGCACTCAAAAATGCTCTACCATACTTGATATGTCCGCCATTTATAGTGAACGACGAATTCGCAGAGTATTGCAAAATTCTCGAGAGTGATGGAGAGATCGAGCATCAGATCATTCCGAGATGGTGCTTTCACGAGAGATTCGACGACGTGTCATTCGAACAGTGGAACATTGTTCTTATCTCAGCAGAAAAGGAGCAAATAGCGAGATTGCTCCTTTCCAGATGTCTGATAGCCACTCATGCGTGGCGATTCAAGATCACATGACGATTAATTCACTGATCAATTGAGACGGTATTCGTCGTATCCCAGTAGACGCGGAACACATATTGATCGATGTCGAACCAGAATTGGCGTCGGTCGCCCAATCCTCGATCAGCAAATCATCTGATGCGCCAAGACTTCGTCGAAGGTATTGTTTAGAATCTTCACGAAGTCTTGATCTTATTCGTGTATTTCTGAAGAACGGCCGTGACCTTCTTCAGGTCGGCTTTCGAAATCGTCGACTATGAGAACGTAGACATAACGGACACGATTGCCTCGAAAACGCTCTCCTTCTTTGACTCGTCAAACTTGAGGTGGGAGTACGCAGCAAATGAAGATGCTGGTGCTGATCCCCACTGAATACTGACACCAAAGGGATTCACTTTCAGGACCTTTCCTTTGGCTCCATCTTTCTGGAATTCCCCTCCGTCCGAGACCAGAATGTCCCCGACCTTTACGCTGTCTTTGCTAGGTTTCTTCATTTCTCATCTTCCTATAATTTCCTCGACAGCGATTTTCGCCTTTCGTGCTCTTCTTATCATATCTGCAGTTCCCGGACCACCCGGAAACGCAATCACCAAATCTGGCTTTTCTTCATCCAACATTTGTTGGTTTCGTATAGAACCAGCACGATTTCCGTACTTGCCCCAATCAGCAGGGTAAGGACGAACGGTTACCCAATTGGTTACTGCCCATTCATCCGCAGCTCTATCAACACATTTAGCATCGCCATGGATGATGACGAGATCAGGTCGTGGAAGCCATGAAGGGTTCGAAATATCTCCAAACGACTTTCCACCTAACTGATCGAGTGTGGAATAGACCAAATCGTGATCTACGTGAGTGTGCGAACCAGTAATGAGAACTCGAAATTCCTTCATGATGTTTCAACAACCTCGAAGTCACCAAACTCACCACCGAGTAGTGAGCCAGGAAGGTGGACAACTACTTTAATCTCTTCACCATTCATGTCGACATTTACCAACCAAATAAATCGGATTGACGGATCTGGGTTGGCACTGAGGAACTCATGGCTAATCATGTTGTCCTTAAGGAACGATGCTGCTCCTTGGGATGTGTCAGGATATGTTGCTGCAGTTATCATGATGATTTCCTTTGTTATAGATCAAATATAACAAATTCTATGCTAAATGTACAATACTATTTTGGGTCCCAAAGACGTGTGTCGATTACACGAGTCAGCACGCCGAATGAGTTGTAGTTCTGCTCGTATCCAAATGCGAGTTCTTCATCGTTTCGTGCGAGCAACACACAAACGGGAATCTTCCCAGTCTCTTGCGCGTAGATCAGCGCCTGTCCGATGCACTCGTAGTGTTTGGGTCGATACGCCCAGTCGAACTCCATGACGACGAATTCTGTTGCACAGTCGGGAAACAGTCGGGGTCCTGACAGATACGGTTCAGTCCCATGGTAGAGTTCGGCACAAATCAGGGTCGAATAGTAGGTCTCGCGTTCAGCGGCGTAGACTGGGTGACACGTCGACAGGAAGGTCAACATGACGAGTAGCTTCTTCATTTCACAGCTCCAACTGCTTGCGCAACTACGTTTAACACCTGTGTGTTGTTTATCAACTTTCGATACTGAGAAGGCAAACGTCCCAATTGGTCGTTAAGCTCGTCAGCAACTATGTCAACCAAAGTTTCTATCTCATTACGTGTCAGACCACCACCATCAGAAAGTCTGGTCTTCATAGAACGATTGACGTCCATCATGTGGTCGACAGCATCGACAAAGGCTCGAAAAAGTTCACGATTATTCATGAAGGAAAGAGCTGACTCTGATTCACTCCGGCAGATTTTCCATTCATGTCAGCAAGGTCCTTTATGTCCTTGTAGTTCTCCATCTTCGGGTTCAGGACCGCTTGGATGGCTTCGTTCAGTATCTTTGCGTAATTTGTCATTTCATATCTCCTGGGTTGATGACATCGAAAACATAGCACTTCTTTCGAAAGAAGCCCCTTTCGAGCGCTTTATTCATTCTGTGATGTCCGTCGAGTATGATGAGTTCTCCATTCCAGCGAACGAGAACAGGTCGTTTTTCGAGCTCGACCATGAAGCGGGAGCTCTTGAGCAGTGTGTCACCACCACCCATCTTAGAGAGCCAAGTTTGGCTCCCTTTCACATTTTTGAGATTGACGTATCTGACGTAGTCCCTTTCGAGTGTTTGAACAAATGACTCTCGATCTGCAGCAGCTTCTTCGATTTCGCTCATGCACTTTGAGACACAAGCGAATCCGTAAGAAATCAGGCCGTTGTCCTGATTGATGTGAGAGACAGGGAACTTCTGCTCCATATCTTCGAGCTTCTCTTCGATTTCATCGTCATCATCGTCTTTCGAACGTTTCTTCTTCCTAAACAGAGGCTTGGTTTTGCCTGCTACTCCATCAGCTGAGTTCGTTGGTGCGGAAGCTCCTTCGCCCCCTTCCAAAACCATCTTGATGAGGTGGCTGAGAAGGCTTTCTTGTGTCATTCAGTTCGTCCAATCCGTTATTCGAAGAGTCAGACGACGGTCAAATTCCGATAGCGGATGTTGAGGTCGATCAGATTATCTTCGGTGCATACAAGTCTACTGCCTACAGGCAATTGCAAATCTTCATGATATTTTACCACTTCGAGACTTTGCCCAATTTTGATGATCGGGCATTTCGCAGTCTGATTGATCACACCATAGAGAAGAATGCTTCGAACTTCGATGCATGACGCAAAATCGAAAAGATTCGGTGAATCCAAGGAAGCGTCATCCGCATTGACATACTGGTCAATGATACACGCGGTCTTCATCAGCTCGAGACGTTCGAGATCAGCTTTCTCCTTTTCGTCATCTTCCATCCAACTTGATCGCTTCTGGATGCAGACGAAGCCTGTCGAATCAAGGTCCATTGTTTCCACGAGAGCTTCAATGGCATCATGAAGATTGGTGAAACCACCTTCGTGAATGCCGTCGACTGAGACGCAGAAAATGTTTCCGTCCATGTCAGATGTTTCCAATTTCATCAGAACAACCTCGGCTGATCTTCGAGAGCGTTGATGTGTTGTGTGGACGGCGTCGACTTGGTTGGTTTGAAGAGTCTGAGATTGAGACTCTTCATGCTGTTGCGCATTTTGCGATCATTGCGAAGATAGAGAAACTCAGCAAGTTTGTCTGGAGTCGTACGAATAATGAGATCGAACGACGAGTCGTACATTGGCGATCGTATGCTCCAAACATCACTGAGAAGCTTTGACATTCCCCCAGATTGGAGATCGTAACGAGTGATAGTGATCTCCACTTCCATTCCTTCGTCATTCGTTTTCGTACCCATGATCGTGATCCTTTTGTGTTTAGCTTGTAGGTTCAGAATATCACAATCACAACTCAATGTACACAACTGATTGTGTTGGCTTTCGCGTGCGAAAGCATCGCGATGCGCAAGCGCCTCACGAAGTCTTCAAGATTTTGGGTTTGATGCTGCTCTAGTGCGAATCGATTCAACACTCCCGCCCGCAGCTGCGCTGCTCCCACCTTCTCAATACAAATCAAGTCAGACCTAGACTATACTTGAACTTGATTGATTGATTGATTGATTGGATTGGATAAAGAAGATATAAAACACTCCAAAACTAATGTACATATACAAAATGCATTCTTACAAAAGAATTTATCGTGTGTGATCCACTTGTCCTGATCATCAGCATTTCAACCAAGCTCGCTGGGTCTCATCATCGTGTTTGATTATGATACATATATTAGGATTGCACGTGTGTACCTGTGTGTACGGGTGTATACGGGTGTGATATTCTATAGTCATTTTATAGTCGTAACATACATGACAAGAAAAGTACACAAATGAGTTGTGTACATGTAACAAAGAATTTGATATAAAAAACCATAAGCAAAGGATAACTAAATGGCACGAAGAAAAAAGACACCGATCAAAGACGACGAGATCATCGCTCTCACTCAATTCCAACATGCTCGGATGAGAACGACCATGTATCTCGGTTCAACAGTTTCCGAGAAGCTTCGCTTTCCAATCATCAACGATTCGAAAGTCATCGAGTTTCGCGAATTCGAATATGTCCCAGCGATTCTCGTTTCGTTTCGTGAAGCAATCGACAATGCTCTCGACGAACTGACAAAATGCGGCGGAGGCGATCTGAAGGTTGACTACGACCACAAGTCTCTTATCTTCAAAATCTCCGACAACGGTCGCGGTATTCCAATCGAATTCTCTAAAGAGCTCGGCACCTATAAAGCGACAGCAGCACTCAGCGAAACACGCACAGGTCGAAACTTCATGGAGCGTGAAGGAACGGCCGGCATGAATGGTCTCGGCATCTCAATTGTCAACATGTGTTCGAACTGGTTCCAAACCTACATCGAACGCGACGGAAAGTCGTTCTTCCAACGATTCGATCCTGGTGAAATTGATCTCATCATCTCCGAGCCAGTCATCGGTGAAAGCAAGAGCCGCAAAACCGGCACTACAATCGAATTCCAACTCTCGAAGAACATCTTCAAAGGCACACTCCCTGAAGAAATCGTCGAATCGTTGCTCTACCAAATCTCGGTGAGCCAACCTGACATCAACGTCTACTTCAACGGTTCGAAGATTGCTCATAAGGTTGATCCCAAGATGGCTCTCTTCGGAAAGTCGGAAGATGTTCACCATCTCAAACTTGGTGACAGCGGAAAGATCAACCTCTTCATTGCTCCATCAGATACATTCGAGCACTTCTCATTGGTCAACAACATTCCGACCATCAATGGTGGATCACATATTGACGCTCTGAAGTTCAAGTTCGGCAAGTACGTTCTCGAGTATCTGAAGAAAGAGAGCCGCAAGCGCAAGCTCAATCCAAACAGTCAAGACGTTTTGAACTGCTGCTTCTTCTATATGACGATCTTCATGAACTCACCCGAATTCGATGGTCAAACAAAGTCGCGACTCCTCAATCCTGAGCTCGCAAAGCAAATCCACGACTATCTCGACCCATCCGACATGTCTCGCTACAATCTTCCGTCAAAGATCGTCGAAATGATCTACGATCGTTGCTCTGCTCGTACAGGTCGTAAGGATAAAGCTGAAATTGACAAGAAGGAAAAGGAGCTGAAGAAGAAGAAAGTTCCATCACTTTCAGATGCGACTGCGAAGGATCGCACAAAATGCACTCTCGCACTCTTCGAAGGTTTCTCAGCTTCATCATCATATCTCTCGGTTCGCAATGTCGAAACTCAAGCTTCCATGCCTCTTCGCGGTAAGATTCGCAACACGTGGGGTCTTCGTCCTAAGTCTGCTCTGAAGTCGGAAACGATCGATCAAATCTGTGCAGCCATCGGAATCGTTCCTGGCAAATCTGCCGATCCTGCGAATCTTCGCTATTCGCAAATCCAAATCTACACCGACGCAGATCATGATGGTTCGAACATCACAGGACTGATCATCGCGCTCTTCTACAACTTCTGGCCGGAGCTCTTTGATCGCGAATGGTTGGAAGAGAACAACAAGGGCAAGCCTTTCATCGTCATGTCCCTGACACCGCTCTTCGCTGTTCAGAAAGGCAAAGAACGTCGCTACTTCTACGTTGGCGAACATTTCGACATGGATGAATTGAAGAAGCAAGGATGGAAGTTCGTATCTCGTTTCAAAGGTCTTGGTGCTCTCGACAACGAAGAATGGGTCGCTCACGTCAATGACAAGAAGTCGAAAATACCTGTCTTAGACGATGGTCGCCTCGAAGCTGTCCTGAACACAAACTTTGGTGATCGATCTTCTCTTCGCAAGAAAATGCTCCAAGGAGAACTCACCGTTGAGAACGCAAATGATCACAATGACCTTTCAAATGAGGGCGACTAATGACTACTAAGACAATCACTAAGACAATCCCCAAATCGGAGACAAAAATCGATAAGCCGATCAAGCGTTGCGTCGACTGCGACTCCGATTGTTGGGATGTCGCTCCTCACTACTTATCATGTTGGCTTGGAGTGTGCAGTACAGGAAACAACATTGGCATCGCTGATGGTCTATGCCCTTTCTTGACGGATGAAGTTCCACTTCCTCCAAAAGAGTAGTTTACTTCTAGCACATATTGTGTTATGATGAATTATAAACCAAAACAAAGGAAGCATAAATGAAACTTTTTACTAAGATTGACAGTGAAGTTGAAATCTCAAAAATTCAGGATGCTGCCAAAATAACTGATGTCGCAAATGTTATTTCGACATTTTCAAAAATCACAAAGAGTTTCAGTGATGAAAGCCAAATCAAAGCTCTTCACTATGCAATGGTCATCGAAGTTGGAAAGTCAAATGAATTACTCGGAGGTCATCCAATCATCTCCGTCAACGATCTCAACGAGGCCTTGAAGTAATGGAAGAAAAAACGTTACCTCATTACGTGAATGCTATCGATCCTTCTGACGAAGAAATCGCTGTAGCATTGTATTATCCTGATCATTTTGGCAAAGGTCATGGAGCCATTCGTTTTGACGGCTTCAATATGCCCTTTCACAGTGAACACACGATTGAATTTGAGGAATACTCATGAACGACATACTCGAAAAAGTTCTCGCAGATTATGCTGCAGTCAACTCTTCTGAGCACCTTTTCGAAATCTCGAAGGAATACGCTCACTACGTCGTTGAAGAACGTGCGATCCCATCGATAAAGGACGGTCTCAAATCTTCTCAGCGCATCGCATTGTGGACGATGAAGCGCTATGTTTCTGGCAACAAGATCAAAACGATTGGTCTTTCAGGCACAGCAACCGCCGTCAACCTCTACAACCACTCCGATCTCTCGGGAACGATCTCAATGATGACCGGTCCATACGTCAACAATGAGCCATTCTTCAAAGGATATGGTGCGTTCGGTACGATCGTTCGTCCTCGCTCATTCGGTGCACCACGTTACACATCCGTTGGTATGTCCGACTTCGCTAACAAGGTGATGTTCAAGGACAGCGACATCTACACCATCGTTCCATCCGAGGACGGCGACTCCGAAATCTGCGAATCGTTTCTGCCATTGCTTCCGACTGTTCTCCTGAACGGCAGCTCCGGTATGGCAATCGGTTATTCGACCGACATTCTTCCACACTCCGCAGAGGATTTGCAACGAGGTGTACTCGACATCCTGAAAGGGAAGAAGATCGCAGACATCGATCCTAAGTTCAAGAAGTATGATGTCAACATCAAGCGCATCGGCGAATCGTTGAGCTACCTATTCTCGGGCAAGGTCAAAATCCACAACACCACGACCGTCGAAATCCTTTCGATCCCACCTGGTATGACGCTTACATCACTCAAAGAACGCCTCGATGATCTAGAAGTACGTGGTCTCATCACACGATACGAAGACCAAGTGTCCGAGCGATTCAGTGTCATCGTCAAGATGCCTCGCAAAGAACTTGATAGCCGCCAAACTGAAGAAGCATTGAACATGCTCTTCAAAACTCGCTCGAAAATGACCGAACGTCTCATCGTAGTAGGTTTTGACGGGCATGTCAAAATATACAAGAACCATCACGATTTGATCTCTGAATGGTGCGATTGGAGATTTTCATTCTATGTGAAGCGCTACGAACGTCTACTTCGCCTGAACAATGATCGACTCGATTTCCTTCGTGATGTCATGAAATGCTTCGATGCAAATCTACCGAAGGAAATCACACAACACAAAACACGTCAGTCACTCACTGATCGGGTTGAAGAAATCTGTGGTCGGCAACGTCCACAGATTGTTGAGTTCGCTACGTACAAGTGGACAGAAGAGTATCGCGACAAAGTGATCGAGGAGATCGAAGAGCTTGTCACGAAAGGTGAAGAGTTTACTCATCTCGTCAATGATGAGAATGCTCGTCGCAAAGTATTTGCCGAGGAGGTGAAGCAATGTCTAAAATAGAAAAGAGTGCAATCGATGAATTTCATACATTATCTGTCAACGCTCAAAGTGAGCTCGTTAAATATCGCAGAGAAATTGCTGAGTTTCGGAAAAAACCAAACCGAGCTGACTGGTACCACCAAGAAACCAAACTCCAATCCCTCGTCCTCTCTGCAAAAAACCTTGCCGATGAATGCCGCAAACGGTTCGTCATTCACAATTCTGAAGGAGCGCAAAATGGGTGAATTCAAACATCCCATCATTTCTGAATACCACAAGACGACGAAGAAGTCACGTGGTGTCAACACTAAACGATTTGGTGTAATCCACTACACAGCAGGTTCGAGATTCAGGCGTGATGTTGAGCTCCTCAGTGTCGATGCCGCACAGGTTTCTTGCCATTACGTGATTTCACCAGCTGGCGATGTCGCGAAGATTGGTTCGGACGATGACATCTTGTGGCATGCCGGCAAATCCACATGGAAAGGTTTCAACGGCCTGAACGCTCACTCAATTGGTTTTGAGTTGACGAACCCCGGTGAAATGGCCATCTCTGGTAACGAAGCAATTGCATGGTTCGGTGATCGCTATCCGCTGTCTGAGTGTGTCATCAATGGCAATAAGGCATATCTTCCGTATGGCTTTCGTCAGATTGATGCTCTTCGCACTTTGAGTGAGGCACTCATTGACTACCACGGTACATTCATTGAGTTTGTCGGTCATCAGGATATCTCTCCAGATCGAAAGATCGATCCCGGCAATGGCATCATCTTTCCTTACGGCTTCTACGACAAAATGAACGAGTTCATCAACACACGGAAACCAAATACGAAAGTTGACTCTGAGTATATGGACCCAATCAAAATGCGTGTTGATGTGAGTTCAGTTCTAAATGTTCGTTCAGGTCCAGGCACGACTTACGAACGAATCGATGCCAAGACGAATGGGGAGAAGATCACAATCGCTCGGAAGAGCGGTGATTGGCTCAAGATCGAGGGCGGTGGTTGGGTCCACCGGGCGTATGTGAAATGAAGAACATGAAAATGCACGATCACATGTCTTCATTCCAGATTCACAAAACACGAAATCTCCCTAACGGGGGTTTCGTTGATCTCTTCTCACTCGAAGGCGAACTCAAAACTCAGCATATGGAGTTCTCTCACAGGGATGCAGATGGCGTCAACGTGTTCAATCAGACGAAGGTTGTCGCCGGGGATTCATTCGACTCGATCGTGTAAAATAACCAACAGAGCTTGAAAAGGACACACTCTGATGAAGCAGTGGATCATCAAACTTAGGATGTCCGATCAGTCGGTCGTCCGAACTGTCGTTTTCGCTGAAAATACGACAAACGCCGTACGTGTAGCGACTGCTCAGTTTTCCGGAGCAGAGATCACGTCACAACCTGAGGAAATGAGAACAGAGTGAAGTCTTTCGACCTATCCCAATCCGAAAACCTACCATCGGTGACAATCGAGAGTTTGGCGTTTCAGTCATTCGCCACAACTGGTGAGCGTCAATCACAGGTTCAGTTGACACTCGGTGAACGTCAATCTCTTGGTACCAACCTTATCGCGACTCTTCCCATTCCAGATCAGATGCAGTTTTCATCAGACTGGAATTGGTCAGTTGAAGACCGATCGATCGTGCAGAACCTCGTCTCTAATGTCGGTGACCTTCGTGGTTCCTCGTTCGAAGACTTTCAGAAGGCAATCACGAACATTGCTGGACGAACCGCGATTCGAGCTGGTGATCTGTTTGGTACAAGATCAGCTGGTCAAAATCTTGGGGTCGCACAAAACACACTGAAAGAAATCTTCTTCGATGGTGTGCAGAATCGGACGTTCACCTGGGAATGGAAGTTTGCTCCTCGGTCACCACAGGAATACGTTCGAACGAAAGAGTTTATCGCACTGACAAAGCGTGCAGCCTCACCTGAAAAGACAGCAGGCGCACTTTTCCGAATTCCTGACTCGTTCCGCATTTCGTTCAATGACATTGACCTTCCTGTGATCAAGGAATGTGCATGCACCAATATTTCCGACAACTACAGCGACTCAGGCAAGATTCGCATTCACAGTGATGGTAATCCAGCGTTCATCAATCTCGCGATGACCTTCACTGAAATCGACATCAATGACAGGAACGACTTCTGATGGCATTCTTCAGCGACTTTGGAACGAAGCAATTTTCGATCAACGGGGTCGAGTACGAAGTTGAGGACATCACTAAACGAGTCAGCAACTTCCCGAACAACTGGTACAATCTCACCTACATCGAGGACTTCTATATCCAATCTGGTGTGCGTCCTGACCAGCTTGCGAACCAGCTCTATGGTGACGTCAATCTGTGGTGGACATTCTACATTCTGAATGGTCTCACTGATGCTGATTGGCCACTTGACGATTCCGTCATAAACGACGAAATCCTCTCGATGTACAACAACTACCAGATCAATTCACCAGTGAAGTCCACTCGTTTCGAATCAAGCTTCGCAGCGGATGGCAAAGCCATATCTCACCAATCAGCTCTCGCGATGTATGCATCTCCTACCCGAATGGCAGTGATGAGATCAAAGCAGGTTGGCAAATTCTACGAATGGGAACAGAAGAACTCTCTCCGCGACAAGATGCTCGCAGACAACGAGTCGAAGCGAAGCATCAAGATCGTATCGACCGATTTTATCTACGATTTTGCGAGAGATTTCAAATTCAAGATCAAAAGTTGAAATGACCCGACCTCGCAAAACACAATTCTTTCCGAAGAATCCAGACAAGTATGTTGGTGATCCGACGAACATCATCTGTCGCTCGTCCTGGGAGAGGTTTTTCTGCCACTATGTTGATGTCAACAAAAATGTGAGGAAGTGGCACTCAGAAGAGACCATCATCAAATACATTTCACCACTAGATGAGGATTGGCATCGCTACTATGTGGACTTCACTCTCGAAATGACAGACGGTCGTCATGTGTTGGTTGAAGTCAAACCCTATAAGGAGACTGTCCCACCACCTCTACCGAAGAAGAAAACTCGAAAGGCCATTGACCGTCATCAACATGAGCTAAAAACCTATGCCGTCAATCAGGCAAAGTGGATGTATGCTCGTGCTGCAGCAAAGAAAGGTGGAGCAGAATTCGTTGTCTTTACTGAGAACGAGCTTCGCAAATTTGGTATGCCCTGAAAACGAATATCAACTTTGAGCAAAATATACGAAATACACGAACACATATGGATGAAAGGAATTCAGGATGACGAGAGTAAATCGCGTCTCGCCGGGTATCACGACTCGGGAGATCAATCTCACTCAGACTGTCAGCGCCAATAGCGGACTGCAATCTGCCGTTTGCGGGCTTTATGGATGGGGACCTGTTGATGTTCCTACATTGCTTGACAGTGAAAACGAACAAGTGCAAATTTTCGGCGAACCAAATGACGCTAACTTCGCCACATGGTTTCTGTCCGCAGAGTTTCTCGCAGAGAATGCCGGTTGTTTCGTCACTCGAATCGTACCAGCTGATGCATACAACGCATCTCTCGGTGGAGTCGGCATCGCCGGCACAGTCGATTCGAATGTAGTAAATGGCGAAGTCGCTTCTGTTGCAATCAACACTGCAGGCTCTGGCTACACAGTCGGCGATATTGTGACAATCACTGGTGGATCAGTCAGTCTTGCTGAAGCTCAGATCACAGCGATCGACGGTGCTGGTGGGATCACTGGAATCGATCTGAAATCGAACGGCTCCGGTTATGCAGCTGCAGGAACTGGTGTTGCACTCATCTCGAAGAACGACTTTGTCGTGAAGAACTTCGACGAATACAACGACGGCAACCTCACATTGCCTGAAGTCATCGCTTCCTATCCCGGTGAACTCGGCAACAACATCGGTGTGACAGTCGTTCGTGCTTCCGAATTCTACGGAAACCAATTCGAAACTTCGTTCAGCAAAGCTCCCACGGCTGTTGAGCAATTCTTCGATGGCGACGGCATCACCGAAACATTCACACTCGGCGCATCCTTCTTGACTGCAACAGATGTTGAAGTCACCGTCAATGGTGTCACAATTGCTGAAGGTGTCAATCCTGGCGAATGGCAGAAAACTGCATCGGTTCTTTCGATCACTCCTGACATCGAGAACTTCAATGGCGACGGAATCACTAGCGAATTCGTCATCCTGAACGTGAATGAACTCGACCTCTTCACATCTCACGTGGTTGTCGACGGCGTCACATTGATCGCTGACTTCAACAAGACTGGTCACATTCCAATCGGATACTTTGACATCGATCCTTCAACCGGACTGTTGACTGTCGGTACGAATCTTGAAACATTGTCTGGCGACGGCACGACAACTGTTCGCTCGATCACCACGACAGATTCGATCACTGCAGCGAACGTTCGCGTATATGTTGACGGCGTCGAGCTTTCACCTGTCGCGATCGCACCTGCTGCTGGTGAAGTTCAAGTTGAATCTGCTGTTGGCGGATATGACTTCACCTTCTTCACAGCTCCTGGAAGCGGTATTGGCAACATCGAGATCGAATGGGGTTTCCCAATCATCGGTGTCGACAACGTTGCAGTCACCTACGGTCTACCACTTGGTGACGAATCGCTGAAAGTGTTCCACACTCAAACTGGTGTTCACGTTGTCGTATACGATCGCGAAACAAACAAAGTCCTTGAGCGCTACACGAATCTCTCGACTGAATCCACTTCGAAGTTCGCCAACGGCATCAGCAACTACTACCCTGAGTATGTCTCACGTGTTTCGAGCTACATCCGCATCACTGGCGATATGACGAACTTCGGCGACAGCATCCTCACAGGTGGTGCCAACGGTTCTGCATTGACAGATGCTGACTATCAGAATGCTTTCGCTCGCATGTCCAACAAAGAGGACTTCGACATACAGTATCTGATCGATCCATGTGTGAGTGCGAACGTTTCGCAATATCTGATCAACATCGCGGAAACCCGTGAAGATGCAGTTGCATTCGTCGGATCAACTCAAGATGTCACAGTCGCAAATCCTGGCCGAGAACTGAACAGCATTCTCGATTTTGCTGCACTTCTGCCGACTTCTTCGTATGGTATCTTCAACCCAACGTGGATTCGCATCTATGATCGCTACAATGCGAAGGAACGCTGGATTCCGTCAACCGGTACTGACGCTGGTCTTTACGCTCGAACACATCGGGACAACAATTTGTGGACGGCTACTGCTGGTTACACACGCGGCAGCTATCGTCGGGCGCGTCAAGTTTCATTCTTGCCATCAGAAGCTCAACAGAACACTCTCTACGCGAATGACATCAACTACGTCAAACGCAACAAGGGTGTTGGCTTCTTCCTGTTTGGTCAGAAGACTCTCGCTCGCACAGAGGATGCATTCAACCGCGCGAATGTTCGATTCTTGTCGATTCACATCAAGCGCGGAGTGTCTGATGCTCTGAAGTTTGCTATCGGTGAAATCAATGACGAGATCACTCGTGCATCTGTTCGCAATCTACTGAATCCGTTCATGCGCGACATCTTCGCACAACGAGGCGTTTACGAATACGACGTCCGTTGTGATGGCGACAACAACCCAGCCGAAGTGATCGATGCGAACGAACTGATCGTTCAAATCTATCTGCAGCCTACACGAACCGTCGAGTTCATCGGTCTCGAACTGATCTACACGCAAACCGGAATTTCATTCCAAGAGGTTCGTCTTACGAACTAAGTGAGGAGCCTTCGGGCTCTTCATCACACGTTTGACAATTGGAGAACAAGAGAATGTCAGAATCACGAATCACGAACTTTAACCGGTTGAACTTTGCCGCTGGTGTCGGTAACGTTGCAAACCAAAACGAATTCTACGCGAACGTCACACTTCCGATCGACCTTGAAGGGCTTTTTCCAGAAGCTGAAGCGTTCAAGCAGAAGATAGGCTTTGCCTGTCAGTCTTCCGGTGTTCCCGACATGACTGTTGGCGAAATCGCCATTCCGTTCCGATCTCAAATGGTCCGCCTTCCTGGCGACCGTGACCGATCAGGTGTATTGACGATGACGGTTCGAACAGACGTCGACTACAAACTTCGCGACGTTTTTGAACGTTGGTCGGATGCATTGGGTGGCACCGTCAATGGTGACGTCATCAATGATCTCGATCTCGATGTCATGAAGCTCTTGGGTCAAGGCGAATTGCATCAGCTTTCCCGCAATGGCAAGATTTTGAAGAGCTGGTCATTCGACGGAATCTGGCCTCAGACCGTAAGTGGTATCACCTTTGACTGGGGATCAGCCAACTCGGTCGTGACACATGACGTCACATTCGCATTCCAACATATGGAGTCTCGCACGACTCGCAACAACGTCATCTCGGCAGCTGATGGGCTTTCGGGTAGCATCATCTTTTAAGGAAGCATCATGAAGAATATTTTTGAAGCCATCACGGCCACACTTTCACAAAAAAACGAAGACGAAACTCTTCACCAGGTCAATGAAGACGATCTGGTGAAGGTCAGCGACTACGATCTCGCAAACGCTTTTACAACCATGATGGTCAATCTCTATGGTGGAGAAAGGGTCAAACCAGCGTCTATCAAGCGAATCTCACCCAAACAGATTGAGTTCTTTCTCGAAATCCCAGGCGGCCTTCTTGGAGCACTATACGAAAAGATGTCAGTTCGGGTGAATCTTGAAGAAGCATATGCCACCGACGGAAGTGGTGTTGCTACTCTTGCGATGTTTAACTTCGACTACAAGTGGACTCACACGACCGGCGGTCGCAATGGATTGCTTGTTCGAAACATGGGTTTCTTCAGTATCGACAGTCGTGGAATGCTCAATCATCTGAAGTCTTATCGAACAGACAGTGAAGCATCTCGCGATCTGCGAAAGTACGGATTCGCATAGAGTTTATTTTGAACTCTTCATCGCTAAATCGATCTCCAATTGACATCAGAGGTTCCCAGTGTTTCGCTGGGAACCTTTGTTGTTCGTGACTGTGTAATATATTTGAGGTTATTCATTGAACTCAGTGAACTCCTGGTTAACCCGAAGGAAATTCCATGTCTCATGCCGAAATCAGAGAGCTCGTAAAGCAATCTCAGTCATTCGTCCGCACTAACCAGTTTCGAGTAGAGTTTACGCTGCCATCAGGTCTCAAGGAATTTGACATTCGGCGATTGTCTCCGAACTGTCACACGGCCAAGATTCCTGGTTACTCGATCGAGAACTACACCCATGCGATTTCGGGTGCTCCTGAGACTCAGCATGCTGCAACGACAAAATATGTAGAAGCGAGTTTCGGTTTCTACCAATCGAAAGACTTCCATGAATTCGACGTTTTCGATGAATGGAGAAAGATCATTGTCGACACTGAGACTGGAAAGCTTGGCTACTTCAATGACTACACGACCTCAATTTATGTCATCCCCCTTCTTTCGAACGATCGAAGGCTACGAACGATCGAGCTTCTCGATTGCAAACCAACGACGATGGGTGAAACTGATCTGAGCTTCAAATCTCAAAACGAGATTGCCGAGCTCACTGTCTCGATGAGCTACACTCGTTATAGAACTGTCACTTAACTGGAGAGAACACAATGGGTCTTCCTAAGATTACACAAACCAAAACGTCTGTCACACTTCCTTCTGGGAAGAAGATTCGAATTCGACCATTTGTCGGATCCGAAGAAAAGGCACTGCTCATGTCAAAGCAATCGACTCAGAAGGGTGATCGAATCAATGCAGCGATGGATGTGCTTTCGAGCTGTTCCGACTATGATGTCTCGAAGTTTCCAATGACAGATTTCGAATTCCTCTTCATGAAGGCCTACGAAATCTCTGTCAGTCAGACGATAGACATCGGTCTTCGTTGTCGAGCCAAGGATTGCGAAGAAGTCCTTTCCGCTTCCATCCCACTTGATCAGATCGAAGTTCCGAAGCTCGAGAAGAAACGCTGTAAGATCGACGTCGGCCTTGATGAAAATGGCGATCCTGTCAAGCTCTTCATTCGAATTCCTACCGTTGGTGAAGCTCTTAAAGTTCAGGATGATGAAAATGCAGACGTTCGACTCATCTTCGAGTGCCTTGAGGGTGTGTATGTCAAGGATGAAAAGGCTGAAATCGACGACTTCGCAGAGTTCGAAGATTGGTTCATGAGTCAACAGGACCTGTATCGAAAATGCACAGTCTTTCTCAACTCCATTCCTCGGATCGAGTTCGTTCGTGATTGGGAATGTCCTTCATGCAAGCACCAAAATCACACCGTCATGAGGGGATTCGACTCTTTTTTCTCCTAATCATGGCGTATTCTAACATAGGTGTGTTCTACAACACGGTCTCGACCATGAAGATGGCGCAGGCTGGAACCTGGACGATTGGGGAGATTGAAGCTCTCACACCAATGGAACGATCAATGCACATCGAACTCATGACGACCTATCTAAAAGAGCTTGCTCGACGGGATAAAATAGTCAAATAGTCATCAAATAGATGAAAATGAGTTGGATACCCCATGACTGACAAAACCTTTGAAGAATTTCTAAAGGCCCGATGGACGTACCGCCGTCGGGTCATGTTCACGACACTCTGCTTCTACTTCTCTTCGATCGCCTTCATTCTCTACAAGGCCGATCCTGCAGATATCGGACACTACAACGGGATGCTGGTTCAGCTGACGATCTCGTTCTCCACAGTTTCAGTTGCCTACTTCGGCGCATCCTCTTACGAGAGAGTGAACCAAGATGTTCAGAAGGACTTGGCGAATTTCAACGAGACGATGCGAGACAAGCTCGACAAGTAAGGAAAAACGATGATCACAGTCAAACTCAACGCAAGCAAGGACGGTTCACGGATCGTCCTTGACAAACCTGTTCGCTTTGAGCCTGGAGTTCGATACGTCATCAATTCAGATTTCGACATCTTCCTGACATGGAAAAATCGCGAAACTCATCTCGATGAGACCTTCGAAAGTGGATTGAACTTTCCCGTTCCAAACTTCACCACTCAGGAACACTATGGTCGGTTCAACGACAATCTTCTCTACTGGATTTACAACGATCCAATGGCGAATCTGACAGGAATTCCTCTTGGACTGGCAAACAGCATCATACAAGAGACCACACTGGACGAATATTGGGACAGCCCCCTGAGCGAGCTGTACAATTCACTGGTCGGAAACCAAGTGATCGCGAATCGCACAATCGCAGAGGTGTTTCAGAACCTCACAGATGACAACAATATCCGAAGCTTCGAACCTGTTCAATCTGGTAACAATTCGGGTCGAATCTTCGAAAACAGCATTCCATACTTCGCAGTTGCGACTGCATCAGGTCGTGTCGATCCATCGTCATATCGTCTGTCTTTCGAAGATGGTGAATTCATGGTCTACCTGGAAACGGCAGTTGCAGACGCTGTCGTCAAGACTGATCTCTACCATTACGCCTCGTCAAACGGTTCTACGTCTGTTGAGTTTGTAATTCAGCCTGGAGAAACTAGATCGTTCTTTATCAACGATCTGAATCGATCTCTCGATGACTTCGAAATTGAGCCGAAAGAGTCGAGAGATAATCTCGTCAATGTGAACGGTCGGTTCAGTGAGTACATCCTTGCGACATATCCTCGACTATATGATTTCGTCAACACCTACATCCAATCTCAGAACCTTTACGAGACTCCTCAGTCGTACCTCACCAACCTCATCGACGACACGATTCCCGAAAGGATGGGGGATGACCTGAGGCGATCGAAGAACCAGCAGTCTTTCAGCTTCAAATCCCACATGATCGATGACAACGACCTTCTGTTGAGCACCGCAGATTTCGCGAAGAATAAAGGCACCAAGAAATCGATCGAGTGGCTGGCGGAAGCTGTGTATGGTAATTCAGTCGAGACCACAAACTACCAGGAACAAATCATGCGACTGAGCGGATCGAAATGGTTTGAGCGCTATTCGATTTACTTTACGAGAGACTCACTTCCTTTTGCTATCGACGATCTTCAAGGTCGAAAGATCAGGGGTTCAAACTCGAAATGTGAAGGCATCATCGAGAGTGCGAAAGTCTCATTCATCTCGAGCTTGAAGGAGATTGTCGAACTCGTAGTTCGAATGGACTTCGGCGAGTTCAATGAAGACGACATCTTTTCGATCTCTTCAAAAGAGGTCAGTGATGACTCTATGAATCTCGGCATTGTGGACATCGAAGTAGTCAATGGAGGATTTGGCAACAAGGTTGGCGACAAAATCAATCTGAAGTCCTCAACTGGTTCGAAATTCGAAGGTGTCATCTCAGAAGTCGGAAGCCTAGGACAAGTTGAGTCCGTTCAGATCAACCAGATCGGTTGGAACTTCAGGAGTTTCCAAACCCCGTCTGTAGTGCGCAAAGGACTGAATGACTTTGTCCCTGAAGCGAGGTTCATTCAGGTCAGTGAGAAGTCGAACGACTTCTCGTTCAAGATGGAATTTCGTAATGTCATCTATGAAGCATCGATCGACTTTTTGAGCCAGACACTTTCCGTTCTGGATCGGACATTTTCCCACCCGTCACTCCGATTCCCGTCACAGGTAATGGGTCTTGCCCTTCTTGATGGCGTTATCTCAGTTGTGTCCTTCGATGAAACCTCAATCTGGATCATTGATGAGATCGGAGGAATCTATAGTACTGAGGTTCCCTACAACTTCTTGGCAACTTCGAACGGTTTGAATGGTGTCATACTCGACACAGACACAAACACCGTAAGAACATTCGACATCCAGAGACTTAAGGAATCTGGAGAGCTTTCGATCTTGACAGAATTTGGTGTCGGTGCGAATTCGTACTTCTCGATCTCTGCTTCCGCCCGATCAATCTTCATCACATCCGACATCGTGGACATGTACGAATATGAAGGAAATTCTCAAGATGGTGATTTGAACCCTTTCCGAATTCTCGAAGTTCTGGTTGACGCTGATGATGAAGTCATTATCGACGATCTCACTGAAGAAGCTCTCATCATCTTCAGGAACTTTCGATCGAACACCTACATCCCGTTCGTTTTCGAAGATGGAGTTTTTGAAGATGATGTGTTTGAAGGTGACGAATTCAAGCTCTTTAACATCTCTGTCGTTTCGAAAAACGGAATCGAATTCATCACTGCGGAAAGCTCATTCAACCTTTACTCACTCCAGATCACCCTGTCGAACGAAGTCGTTCCAAAAATCAAAGTGAAGACTGGTCGTATTATCAAGAAACAAGGTTCATACATCAACAGTGATGGACATCTCAGCTCGAATCAGAAGATGATCGGAACAACGTATCAGCCGTTCTCAGTTGGGTTCGAAACGGAAACTCTCTCTCGGAACATGAAGGAATTGCTTGAAGGTGATGCTCTCATGCCAGGAATGATATATAAAGGTCTTGTCCCTGTTGTCGCTGAGAGTGAATCTGTTCTCCTCATTGGCACTGCGGAAGTCCTGGAATAAAATAAACCACTGCTCGATGATAAAATAATATGAAATGGAGACTTAAGAATGGCTGATAGAGTCCTAAACAGCTTTCCGATTAATGCGAAGTTCGGAAACCAATATCTTGCTGATGGTGAAGCACTCACTATTCGCTCAGAAGTGGCACGAGATGCATCTCTGTTGTCTGAAAATAACTCAGCATCGAGTGAGGCTGCTGCGAACACTTCTGCAATTACTGCTTCAGATTCTGCTTTAAGTGCATCCGCATCCGCCACAATCGCTACGGCTGCAGCAACTGATTTAGAAACTACTCTTGGACTTGCTATAGTCTATAAAAATGATGCACAAACATCGTCTGTCTCAGCTTCTGCTGCTAGCGCTTCGGCTTCTGCTTCTTCTTCTTCCTCGTCAGCATCAGCTTCAGCAGCTCTCGCGAGTGAGAATTCTGCGGAGAAATGGGCTGTAGAGGCAGAGGATGTTGAAGTTTCCACAGGCGAATTTTCCGCAAAGCATTGGGCCGCAAAGGCTTCAACTTTCAACCCTGAATTGATTATAGCCTCCTCAAATAACTACCGCACAGGGCTTATACGTCAGTCAGGGTTCTACGCCAGCCAATCACAAAACAGTGGTACTGCGACGTCAACACTCCCGCCCGCAGTGACGCTCCCTGCAGGGGACTATCTGCTCGATTACAGCTTCGAGGCCAAGCCTTACGACGCGGGAACAAGTGGTGCTGTTATCGTAGTGCAAGTGGAGATGTACGCGTACATACCGGGTCCTGGCGTCGGGACAGTGCACCCTCTTGCGGACGTCGACTTCTATGGCAACCACTCGATACGGCCGTACCTGGTTATACGTGACGCAAGTGATCTGGACTACGTTGTACGCGACAGTGGGCAGCGAACATTCACCTTAGCAGCAGAGACACTTGTTAGCTTCAAGATACAAACGCAAGTATTTAACTCAACCGACCAGGCGCAGTCTGTGGCCATCACGATGATACGAGCAGCTCGCATAACTCGGATACAAGAACTGACATAGTAAGAATAACGTGACAGTTTACATGAGAGACATGCAATATTCCATAATGACAAAAAGGTAAGCGAATCAAATGATACAGGCTTTACAACTCAATATCCCGATCCTTCAGGCGCTGAAGTCATCTGCTCAGTTGAGTCTTGGAGTAACATCTTCTGATGAATGGGACTTAACTTTCGAAATATCATCTTCCACGGCTGGAAACCCTACAATTTTGACACTTCCCGTTTCGACAAGTTTCATCACCGCTTATGGCATCACAAAGGCCATTATTCGCGACGCGTCTAATGTCATTGAATTCCAAAACCTTGAAGTCGACATCTTGAGCGTTTCAGGAAATGATGTGACACTCGATTTCGATTCGACACTTCTGGCCGATGCTACAAATGGTGTGATCTCTTTTGTTTCTTCTTATTGGGAGTTTGGTATTAGCGAAATCGAGATTCAAAACCGTTTGACCTTCTTACAACGGATCAAATCCGATGAGATGCAGTTGCTAGCAAGACGTAAACTGTGGGTGGCAGGCACAACCTATCGTTCACTGTTCGAAACGTCCCTCAGGAATGACTTCTATGCTGTGTCGAATGGTTACGTATACATCAACATCACGAACAAGTTCAACCCTTCACTCATTGCTCCATCCCAGACCGTTTTGAACGAAGTTGAAGTCAATGCCGTGGACGGATACTCATGGATGAACGTCGGAAAAATCGACGAATTCCTTGACTCTCGCTTCGGCGATACTGCAAAATTCCCTGTCACAAGCTTCGAAGAACCGAATTCGTTCGGTCGTGTTCTTGGCTGTCAGGTCTACAACACCGGCAGCAATTTCAAATTCACCGATCAACCAGTGATTGTCGGGGATGGTGTTGGTGCAACTGCTCGAATCAGTCGGTTCAACACACAAAAGGGAGCCTGGGTGATCGAGATCACAAACCCAGGCCGAGACTACACATGGGCTAACATCAAAATACCGTCGACTTCAGGCACTGGATTTATATCCACGGTGTTCCTCGACCCTGGTAACATTGGCACAAATTTGCAAACGATCATCGAAGGAACAACTCTCGGATTTCGAGTCGAAACTGATCCCCAGCGAAGCCAATTTGGTGACATTAACTCGTTCGTTCTTTACCACTCGCTGTTCACTGAGGACCAAGAAGACCTTCGCGGGACATTGAGATTCGTCGAGAACCACGAATTCCAACAAGATGACTGGATCATCGGTCAGATTTCCGGAACGATCACGAAGGTACTTGATTCAACTTCGACCAGAGAAGTAAAATATCAGAGAATGATTGGTCCCGGTTTTATCGTCGGCGAATCGATCTCAACGAATGCGTTCACAACGTCCATCGAGTCAGTTGTGAACCCTTCAAAACCACCTATTGGAGAAATCGTTCTCCACGAAAACCGCGCAACACCGATCGTCCACGCCCTCGATCAGGTTAACGTATACAAGTTTAGATTGGAACTGACATGAGCATTTACCATAATGACACAAAGAAGTTTCTGAAGGTCCTGTTCCGCTCAGATTTCGGAATTCAGTCGAGAGAGCTGAATGCCGCCCAGCAGCACCTTCAGAGCCAGATTGCGTCTATTGGAAAACACCTTTTCAAAAATGGCTCCTCTGTCATTGGTGGTAAGCCATCGATCATTCAGAGTCGAGTCATTCGAATCGAAAAGGACTTTAGCGGCGTACCTGTCCAGATCAGTGAGATCATCGAAAAGGACCTTGTCGAATCTGTTGACGGAAACCCTATCTCTCGCTTCACTGTGACCAACTACTCAGAAACCGAAACACATTTCAACCTCCACGGCAACTTCGTCCTGGGTGAAAATGTGCAGATCAACTCGATTCTACAGACTGATGGTACTTCCTATCGTGTTCGAGTTTCCCAGTTGAACATCGACGATCGCTTCGGTCTGATTGCTCGAATCGAGAATGGCGTCTACTTCTACAATGATTACTTCTTCGAAATCGAAGACACATCGATTGTTGTAAGTGACAACTCTTCGGACTTCACAGGTACGATCGGTCTTCAAGTTGAAGAATCATTCATCACGCCTTTACAGGACAAAGAGCTTCTCGATCCTTCGAATGGTTCGCCAAACTCGAATGCTCCAGGCGCACATCGCTTCACATATGAGTATGAGCTGAAAGCATATCAGTTCTTCGAAGAGACTCCGGTGAACTTCATCACAGTTGCTGACATCTCTGCTGGCGCACTTCGCAATATCGTCGAAGACCCAAGGCTCAATGAGATTGGTCGAATCCTTGCATCTCGAACATATGACCAATCTGGAAATTTCGTTGTTGACGAATTCGAGATCGAAACGACGAATTCAGTTCAGCGATCAGTTCGCTCTGTGACTCCAACGAATATCCCATTCCGAGTAAGGGTCTCGCTCAATGGCGAACACACTTATCTCCCTGACGAAACTGTGTCTCTCTTCACCCCAAACATCGAGGGTGACTTTGTGATCGAAAGTGTTGGAGCATCTGACTTCGTTATCATCACGAACAGTGCAAGCATCGAAACTGAAAATTCCGGCACAGTCATCAACCTCGATCGCTTCGGTGTCACTCTTTCGAAAGGCCTCGCATACGTCAATGGCTTCAAAGTGGAGAACATCGGTTCGACCCTTCTTGAGGTCAAACGGACAATCGACTCATCCGAGCTAAATCCAGGTATCTTCTCTACCTCTTACGGAAACTACATCGAGATCGAAAATATGGCTGGCGCTGATGCGTTCATCGGTCAACGGCAAACGATTGAGATTTTGGATGTCGGCCTTGATGTAATAGGAGAATGCGTCGTCGATTCATTCCAACGAGTTAGCGCGACGGTTTTCCGTGCCTACATCTCGAATGTGATCGCAACTGGTGACTTGACGACAGCAACCTCCATCCAAGGAGCTTCACCAACCTTTACAGCCGATCTGGTTGGTGCAGGCTTCACCATTCAATCGACCGAAAATGCACCACTCGTTTTCCAACTCTCGTCTGAGAACATCTCGTCTGTTTCCGAAACAGCTATAGTGCAGAAAACGTCGTATCTTGCTGGTTCGGTTGCTGGCGGAACGGTTGCATTCAGCCTTCCTGGTGCAGAGCTCTTCGTCGGAACGCGAAATGTCAACTTGGTTGAAACGAACGAAGAATTCAACTTCATATCTGTCCAAGGTGGAGTCTACACCAACCCTACGAGCATTCTCATTTCGAATGATGGCAAAACGTTGACTGTCGCAAGTGCTACTGCTGGTGCAATTGACCTTATCACCAAGACGACCAACGTCATCACTCCAGCTTCCAAGACTCTTGTCGCAGAACAAGTCATTGTCACTTCTGACACCGTCAACGCAGGTGCTCGAAAGTACGCGCTGCCTCATGTTGATATTGTGAACGTTCGTGTATACGACAATACGACAGACGTTGAGATCAGCTCGAAGTTCACATTCGATAATGGTCAGCGTGATCGCTTCTACGACTTAGGATCTATTGAGTTGAACCCAGGTCAGAATGTGATCGGTGTCACACTTCGTGTGGAGTACACTCGTTACAGTCGTTCAGGTAACTTCTTCTATGTCGCGAATTCTTACGAAAGCACGAAGGACAGTCCAACATACGACACTGACTCTGGAGTGAAGCTCAATCTGTTGAACTGCATCGACTTTCGACCAGACGTCATAACTGCTGGTTTGACTGCTTTGACTTCGAACACCGTTCCTGCTCCACTCAGCAATGTACAAGTCTCGACTTCATCATATCTGCCTCGCAAAGACCTTGTCACCGTTGACATCAACGGTGCGATTCAATATGTGCTCGGAAAGCCAGATGCCAACTCTGTCTATCCGAAAACTCCTGAGAACTCGATGGGTCTTTATCGACTGGACATTCGTTCGAACATGCAGAATCTGGATGACATCGACTTCACCAGTGACCAGATTCGTCGTTACACGATGGAAGATATTGGTCGCCTCGACAAGCGACTCGATCGTGTCGAAGAAGAAGTTCTGTTGACTCTTCTCGAATCCGAAGCGAAGAACTCGAGGATTTACGACACTGACGGAACGATCCGTTTCAACACTGGCTTCATTGTCGACAACTTCTCTGATCACGGGATCGGTGAAGTCGAAGATAACGACTATTCAGTTTCTGTCGATCCTGAATTGAAGCTCATTCGTCCAGAGTTTGCTGTCGACACGGTGAAGATGGCTGTCTCTACTGATCGTGCAAATGTTCGCATTGGTGAGAACGAAGACTACGGCACGTTCTTTACTCGTAACTTCGATTCTGAGAACCTATTCCAAAACAACAATGCTACCAAATCGGTCAGGGTCACCCCTTACACTGTTCGAAGCTTCATTGGTCAATCACTTTACAATCCTCCACTTGACTCTGATTCGGAATATCTGCACATCAGTCGCAGACGCACAGGCTTCATCTTCCGTCGAACTCGGTGGTCATCATGGGTTTCCGATAAGCCTCAGCAAGTGCTTTCGAAGAGCAGAGGGTTCTTCCTCTGGCGTCGCCGAACGAACACTCGCATCATTCCATTCATGAAGCCAAAGAGGGTTCGTTTCAGTGTCACTGGTCTGAAGCCTTTCGAGAAGTTCTACTTCTTCATCGACAAGAAGCGTTCTGACAGCATTGTCAACAAGGACGGAAACTGGTGGGGAGCAGCAGCTGCGAATTCCGAATCTCTGTGGAGGTACAACGAACCAGGCTCAACTGTTCGTTTCGATGAAGAAGTTCATGACATCTTGCTCGACAGGACACTTAATCCAGTCGACGGTCTTACAGCTGACATCACCGGTACGATCACTGGGTTTGTTGACATTCCACGTCTCGCAATCCCTGCTGGCAAGCGAGAGTTCAGTTTCTCTGTCGATCCAAACAACCCAAAGAGTGCAGTGTCTCACTCGACATACGACTTCTACGGAACTGAGAACTACGACCTTCAACAACAGAACACTGTCGATAATCGCTATGACGAAATCGCGGACTCGAAGCGTCCATTGATTGCTCAGACGTTCATTGTCACGAAGAATGCTTTCCCGAATGGTGTGTTCATCGAATCACTCGATCTGTTCTTCTCGAAAATCCCTGTCGAGTCGAATGTACCCGTGACAATCGATATTCGCTATGTCGAGAATGGTTCGCCGAAATCGTCTGAGATCATTCGCCGATCGAGTGTTCAGTTGAATCGTGATGACATCAATCTTCCGAGAGACCTGTCATCGATTTCTTCGATTCTTGCTGCTCCAACACGAGTGACATTCCCTATTCCGATATACCTTCAGCCTGATGAAGAGTATGCGATCACGCTTCGCACTTCTTCGATCGACTACGAAATCTACACGTCGGAAGTCGGATCGATCAACACTGGATCAGGAAATGCGTCGACCAACTCTGTCATTCAGGGCGCGACATTCAGAACTGCAGATGGAGCCTCATGGAACCGTTACCAGAACGAAGACTTGACTATGGGTGTCAACATCTGTCGATTCAACACGATTGAAGACTCGTACTTCACCCTTGTGAATGAACCAACTGATGTTGATCAAGTGTTTGACGAGCTCAACTCACAGCTGATCTTCAACGATTTCAAAGACACTTCCACGACATTGGTCGCAACCGGTGTGACTGATCAATCACGATCTACCAAGTCGATAGATATTCGTGGGTCTCAGCTCGCCAACTTCGATGAGCGCATGATCATTCGCACCGGTCTTGAAGACCTAGTCATTCGAGTCGATCTCGAAACGGCCGATCCATACGTGTCTCCAATCTTCTTCAATCAGTACCATCAGTCGAAGGTTATCAAGAACCTGATTAACCTCTATGCATTGATTGAAGGCGGATTCGAAGTTACCAATCAAGGCAGTGTTCCTCTCGTCAACCCAGTCGTTACGATCGACAGTGATGAAGGTTCTGGCGCAATCGCTGAAGCTGTATTGGACGGATCAGGGTATCTCACTGGCATAAACTTGATCAATGGTGGTTCTGGCTACTTCAGTCTGAATCCATCTATCACTATCACTGATGACAATACATCAGGAGCTACTGTCGCATACGACAATCTCGAGAACTCTGCATCAGGAGGCAATGCACTTTCTCGCTATGTCACCAAACCGATCGGACTCAAAGAAGGCTTCAGCACTGACAAAGTGTCTGTCTTCTTCGACGCTGCTCTTCCGAATGATGCTCAGATTGATGTGTATGTCAGAGCTCTTTCGAACGATGACAACGACGTGATCACCAACAAACCTTGGACATACATCGGAAGATCAAACCCGTCGACGAACCCATCAATCTTCAGTCCTCAGCGGGTTGACGGACCTGTCATCTACGATACATTCGATCGAGTTCACTTCGTTCAGACGAAGCTGGTTCTTCTTTCGAATGACTCCGTCAATATCCCCAAGGTGAAGAACTTCAGAATGATCACGAGTATTTAACATGACTCACTTGGTTAAAATATCTGGAGAACCAAATCTACTTCGCGACAAAACGACCAATGCGACTTTGAGCTCCGACCTAGAAGGATTTCAAAGTCGCATCAAGTTCCTTCAAAACAGAAGGTCTCTTGAGAGTCGCATCGAACGTCTTGAAGGCATTATCGAAAGGCTAGCGTTAGACACATGACAATTCAGCAGGAAAACTTCGCGCCCCTAAGCAGGGACTCACTTTATCGACAGCTTGTTGAAAGCATTAACGCTGGCAATCTGAAAACCATCGAGGTAGTTGATGTCGTAAACAGCATTCTGGTCGATGTCGGGGAGCTTTCTACTCTTCAGACCACTGTCAAGACCTCAATTGTTAACGCCATCAACGAACTCGTGCAGGACTATACGATACCATCCGAGTTTCAGACCAATCTGGGAGTCATTTCACTTCTTGACACCATCAACAAGGAGAGTCTCGTAAGTGCGGTCAACGAGGTCCATGCTGATCTTGGAGACATTTCGCAGCTACAGACTAGTTCTCGAGATTCAGTTGTCGAATCACTTAATGAGGTTCTTTCGACATTCGCATCGATCGGCAATCTCGAATCTCTGCAGACAAACTCACGAGACAACGTTGTAAGCGCTATCAACGAGCTTCAGACAAAGCAAGGTGGAACAGCTCTGTCAACGACTGCAAAGAATGTCAGTGGAGCCATCAACGAGCTGAAGGGAAGAGCAGACAGTACCTTCAATGGATCGTTCGCAAATCTCTCTGGTAAGCCAACAACAATTACAGGTTACGGAATCACTGACAGTTCTGTAGCACGAAGCCAATTAGGTCTCGGAACGATTGCTACACAGAATGCAACAAATCTATCGGTTGAGAACCTTACCGTGAGTGTTGCAGCAACTTTGAATTCGTTGACCATCACAGGCACATTGAGCATCAACAACCTCACAGCACAAGGTCTTCTGTCTGGTGGCATCATCTCGACAACCTCTGCTGCACAAGAAGGAACTGTGAACAACAAGATCATGACTCCGGTTAGAACGGCCGAGGCCATCGCTGCTCAAGTTCCATCAATTGTGTCAACAGTAAGTTCACAATTGACGAATGGGTCTATTGGATCGATTGTTGTACGAGTAGGAAGTATTGCTTGGATACCTAGTGATGTGAATGGACCAACTATTGAATCAAATCTCACAGGTATCTACCGAGCTCTTCAGACACCTTCTGAGGCTGTAATTGGTGGAAACTCTATCTTTGTAGGTACGTATGTCAAAATATCATCATAAGGATAAAGCATGACCATCCCAACCAACCAAATCCCATCAGTCGCCATGTCGAACGACGTTGAGAGTCTCGTCGTGTCTCTAAACTCGATCATCGCGAGAACTCAACAGATCGCTGAAGAGTACAATGTGACGGCAAGTGCAGTCGCTGGCACAGGCGAACTAACTGATCTAGAAACTACCGCGAAGACCAACGTTGTTTCGGCAATCAATTCTCTTCGTACTGAGCTTCTGACCACCTATCAGCAAGGTCTTCTTCTCATTCCACCATCTGAAAAGACAGTCTCTGCGACTTCGTATACAGTTCTCGATGAAGACTTTAACGGTGATGTTCTTATCACACTTGATTGCAGTGCCAATTCCATCGAGGTTATGTTCCCAGAAGGTCTTCTGAAGAATCGACCACTTAAGTTCACCAAAATTGGAGCATTTGGTGCCACGTTGGTTATTGATCCACTCGGTACAGGCACACTGCGATCTCGTAGTGGTGCAAACACAATCAATGGAAATTACGGTGTGGTCACAGCAGTTCGCTACACCGAAGACTCCGTGGATTCGTTCCTGATCTATGGTGATCTCGTCTAACTTTCTGAAAAGAGTGTTGTACAATTGAAGTTTAGTGTGATATAACTGAACTATCAAATAAGGATTTCCTCATGATTTTAGTCGATTATCTTAACGTGGCCACCGCGTCGATTTTCAAAGCGATGCATACCGGCCATATGGATGAACTTTCGACCACATTCCTTCTCGGAAAGATTCGCACATATAACGCAGAGTTCCGAAGCGAATTTGGTGAATTGGTCATATGCTCGGATCATCGATCCTGGCGCAAAGACGAGTTCGAACACTACAAAGCACGTCGTGTTCATTCGGAAACTCCATCCCAGGAAACACAGGACCTCTTCCGCATTCGTGACGAAGTGTATGACGCCTTGGTGGCTCATTCGCCTTATCGATGTGTAAAAGTTCCAGGTGCTGAGGGTGACGATGTCATGTACCAGCTATCTCGACATCCTGGGAAGCACATGATCGTGTCGAAAGACAAGGATATGTCTCAGCTTGTTTCGAAGCGTGTTCGTCAATGGGACCCAATCAAGAAGCAGGAGATCGACAATGGTCCTGGCTTCCTGAAACGACTTATCATGCATGGCGATGGTGGAGATGATATTCCGAACTTCATTTCTGATGATGACACATTCGTAAATCCAAGCAAGCGTCAACGTCCTATCACTGGTCGAATTCGAAAGTTCATTGCCGAGACAATCGATCCCATGGTGGAATTCGATTATCTCAAAGTCAAGGGTGTCACATCCGAACAGATGCGTGCCAACTGGAAACGCAACGAAGTTCTGATCGATCTCAAGCGGACTCCGCGTTCAATCCTTGATTCCATCAGTGACGAATTCCACCGCCAACAAAATAAGAAAGGTGATCTCATATCACTTTTCACCGAACTTCGTGCTGGCAACTTTCTGTCGAAGTCTAACGATTTCGTTCCGAACAAAACCGGCGTTGAAGCAACTCATACGCAACTAGACCTGTAAAGGAAAAACACATGTCACGAGACCCAAGTCCATATCACGAATTGATGACCGATTCGAAGAATCACGCAGAACTTGCAAAGACTGAACCAACAAAGACTCTCGACAAGCTTGTTTGGCTTGCAATGGGTGGATCAGAGACTGCGCTCTCTGGAGGCTTCGACTCGAAATACTTCCAACCATCTAACCGTCCGAATTCGACTATCGAGCGATTTTGTGAAGACGTTCTCGATAAGTTTTTCGATGTGCGATTCCGTAAGGAAGAAGCACCTCGAGTGTTCATGCAGAACTTCAATCGCATGCCTCAGCCTGATCGCGATCTGATGAATCGACTTTTCAAAGGAAAGGTCACTATTCCTGACGAGATTGCTGCTCAATATGCTGGAGATCGTACTGTCATCATCAATGGTGTCGAATTGCCGATTTTTGAATTCAAGGCACCTGAGAAGAAGCCTGAAAAGGTATCTCCAGAGAAGCCTACAAAGGCACCACCAAAGAATGCGAAGAACGCGAAGAATGCGAAGAACGCGAAGAACGAGGAAAAATCTGATGGAAATGTCCAAAAACCAGCAGACGAAAAATCAACCACCAAAGTTGATGACGAAAAACCTGTCGAAGAGGTAGTCGTGTCGACCGACGAAAAACCTGTCGAAGAGGCAGTCGTCAATGATGCTAAAGAAAATGATGGAAAGACATCATCAGAAAACGATGAAAAGGCAATAGGCGAAGTTGATCAAATGGTAAGTGATGATCACGTCGAAGAAAATCATGACGATGAGAAACTCGAGGAACCCAAGGACTCCTAATCGTCATCGATAATACATAATGGCGGAACGTAAGTTTCGTCATTTGTTGTCTCAGTATCAGAATACAAACCGAAGAAAGTGATGCATGAATGCAGAATGAAAGCTACTTTACGATGCCCATTTCCAATCAAATCTGGGGAATGAAGTACCAACTCAAAAATTTCGATGAAACTCCTATTGATCTTGACGTAAGAGACACCTGGAATAGAATCGCAGATGCATTATCTCAAAACGAAGAAGATAGCGCAAAAAGGAAAATGGAATTCTACGATTCTCTCGAGAACTTCAAATTCCTTCCTGCTGGTCGAATTACTGCAGGTGCAGGAACTGATCGAAATGTGACTCTCTTCAATTGTTTCGTCATGGGCACTATCCCCGATAGTATGAATGGGATTTTCGACATGTTGAAGGAAGCTGCTTTGACAATGCAACAAGGTGGCGGGATCGGCTATGACTTTAGCACAATACGACCAAAAGGCACAGAAGTCAAAGGTGTTGCCGCTGATGCATCTGGTCCATTGTCCTTCATGGATGTCTGGGACGCAATGTGTCGTACAGTCATGTCTGCTGGTTCACGTCGAGGAGCAATGATGGCGACAATGCGTTGTGATCACCCTGACATCGAGGACTACATAGTTGCGAAACACGATGCCGCACGTCTTCGCATGTTCAATATGTCCGTCCTGATCACTGACTCGTTTATGGATGCTGTAAAAAGTGACAGTATGTGGGACCTTGTCTGGCAAGGCAAAGTCCATAAGAGCATGAAAGCACGTGATCTGTGGAATGCAATCATGAAATCAACATATGATGCTGCCGAACCCGGCGTGATTTTTATCGACCGCATCAACCAGATGAACAATCTGAACTATTGCGAAACGATTGCCGCAACGAACCCCTGCGGTGAACAGCCACTGCCGCCCTATGGCGCCTGTCTTCTTGGCTCTATCAATCTTGCGCAGTTGGTTGTCGATCCATTCACTGACGATGCCAAAATTGATTACTACTTGCTGGAAAAGACAGTCATGAATGCCATTCGAATGCTTGACAACGTCATCGATGTAAGCAAGTTCCCACTTCCTGAACAAGAAGCTGAAGCGAAAGCGAAGCGTCGTATCGGTCTTGGCGTGACTGGTGTTGCAGATATGCTTATGATGGTTGGTCTTCGATATGGAACATCCGAAGCAGAATCTTACTTCGATTCTGTAATGGAAGAGTTTACATGCTGTGCATATATGGCTTCTATTGAACTTGCGAAAGAAAAGGGACCATTCCCATTGTATGATGAGGAAGAGTTCCTGAAATCTGGCTTCATCAATGCTTATCACTTTCCTGAGCAACTTCGAAATCCCATAAAGGAGCATGGCATTCGAAATGCATTGGTGACATCGATTGCTCCAACAGGAACGATCAGTTTGTATGCCAACAATGTCAGCTCTGGAATCGAACCTGTTTTCGCATATTCGTATATGAGGAAAGTCTTGCAGAAAGACGGATCAAAGACTGAAGACCTCGTTGAAGACTTTGCAGTTGCGAAGTTTCGGGATTTCTGGAAAAAGAACATTTTCATTCCTTCTCATGGGGGAATGGACGAAGAATTCTCTGATCGGTGTCTTCCCGACTATTTCGTGAATGCTCAGACATTGGATCCATCTGATCATATTCGAATGCAGGCAGTAGCTCAGAAATGGATTGACTCTTCAATCTCGAAGACAGTTAACTGCCCTGAAGACATCACCTTCGAAGACTTCAAACAGATCTACATGGATGCCTATGATCTTGGTTGCAAAGGATGTACAACTTACCGTCCGAATGATATCACTGGCAGTGTCTTGACAGTGGTCGAAAAACCAAAGGAAAAACCTGATGTTGTTGCTAAAGAGCCTGTCATCAAGAAAACCATTCCTGAATTGCCTGAACGTCCATCATCTCTTCATGGAACAACGTATAAGTTGAAGTGGCCTACCTCTGATCACGCTCTCTACATCACGATCAATGACAAAATCGTTGATAATGTCTCGAGTCCTTTCGAAATCTTCATCAATTCGAAGAATACAGAGCATTTCGCATGGATGGTTGCACTCACACGAATGGTATCTGCGGTCTTCCGTCGTGGTGGTGATGTGTCATTCGTTGCTGAAGAGCTTCGTGCAGTCTTCGACCCGAATGGTGGAGCATGGGTAAAAGGCAAGTACTATCCATCGATGATTGCTTCGATTGGTGATGTCATTCAACAACACCTTCAGGTTTTGTCTGGCGCAAATCCCGACACTTTGGTCACTAATGATGCTGTTGAGTCCATCTCAATTCAAGACAACAAGCATCCTTCTCCTCCATCTCAGTGCCCAACATGTAGTGAATTCGCGATGATCGTACAGAGTGGATGCCCGACATGCACAAACTGTGGTTATTCGAAGTGCGGATGATCATTATCCTTTAGATGAAAGTAGAATGGGCCATACCGAATGGCCCATTTTTGTCAAACTACGCACATTTAGTTGTGTACAATGGAATTCCAATGTGATACTTTGAATTATCAAATCAAACAAACAAAGGAAATCAATCATGGTCAAGAGAGAAACATTTACAGTCGATGAACTCGTTAATGAAGTTAGTCTCTTTGCAAAAACCCCATACGGTGTCAAGCGTGAATGGGAAGCACGTCTTTCTATCTACTCCAAAGAATCAATGAAGGAAATTATCGGGAATACCAAAACTCGCCCAGGTGCAATCAACAAATTCAAGATTCATTTCAAGACAACACCTGCACCTCTTCTCGATATCAAAATGACCGAAAATGAAATCGACATTCTGATGTCCCTTTCATGCAAGGACGATCCATCGAGTCTTGATTTTCTTGCAGAAAACACCAATCGCTCTATCGCAAGTGTTCGTGGAATTGTCCGCTCCATGCTGAAGAAAGGACTCGTAGCTGAAGATGATGAATCTGCTCTCATCTGGTTGACTGTGATCGGTATGGCTGAACAAAATCGCAAAAGTGATTATTAGATGCCAGTCACTATTCAGAGGAACTCAGGGATTCACTGGGTTCCTCCCTGCCGTTTGATGTATATTATATTGTCAATTTCTGAATAGACTCAGTGAGCTTCAGGTTTATTGAGTGAATCAGTCACTTTAGTATGTACATGTCTAGTGGAATGTGATATCATAAAACTATAAACAAATGATAGCAAACATGTCAATCAAAATTAACGTAACCTCCTCAAACTCAGTGAGCTCTATCACGATGGCTCACTTCATTGCAGAAGTTCTTGAAGAACGTGGATTCGATGTTATTCCTTCTGCTGATGGAAAACCTTTTACTCAACTCGAAATGCAAGAGCAAATGGTGGACATTTCACAGAGTGTAGAAGTTAATCACACGTGATGCTCAGTATCGCTGGAAAAATCCTCTGCAGACTCGGATTTCATTCCGAGCTTTTCGGAGACATTCATCCTACTCACCCACAAGGACAAGGATGGGGATGGTACAACAAGTGCAAACGATGTGAATGGAAATCAGAACCTTTCGTTATCACGAATGAAGAATAGGAAAATTCTAGTCGAATGAATGAAGAACTCAAAGAAAGGCTATATAAGGCCTTCAAACAGGTTGCGCCTGATTACGAGCCGCGTCCAGGACAGATAGAAGCATGTGTCGAAATCGTTGAAAGTTTCAATAGTGGCTCTCGTCATGTAGTTCTTGAAGCTCCAACTGGTTCTGGTAAATCGTTGATTGCAGCAACAATCATGACGTACCTTGCGAAAGAGTTTGAACTTCGCTCTGTTTTGACGACTGTGACAAAATCTCTCCAGAATCAGTATCTTCGTGACTTCAGATGGATCAGTGATATTCGTAGTTCGTCGAATGACGTTTATCGGTGCAATATAGGATTCGTTCGCTCTGATCTCGAATGCAAATCTCAACGCAAAGAGCTTGAATGTGACAATGCACGCCAATGTCCATATAAGCGTGCAATCAAGGAGTTCTTTGCTTCAAGGAGAGCAATGTCAAATCTGCAGTTCCTTTGCAACGTTCCTCATCTCGGTGATACTGGTCTGCTTGTCATGGACGAAGCCCATGAAACTGAGTCAGTTGTGATTGGTCAAACCGAAATTGGTCTCCCTATTGTAAATATGGAGCTCATTCGACTTCTCATTCCGAAGTCTGAAGACTATCAGATGTTCTCGAATCTGTGGAATAATGCTGAAAAGGCTTTGTTCATGTACGAGCAAGACGTCGTTTTCGAAATGCCATTAATCGATGAGTTCGTCAACATGTCGAACATTCTCGAAGGGGTCGTTGCCAAGCTAGAATCTAAACTCGGCGCCTATATGGAGCAACCCCTGTTTAAGCGTGCATACCGTCATGCGAACTCTCTCATCCGTGCAATTTCACCGATCATAAATGGAGCAGGGTTTCGCTTCGTTCAAACTGGTGACCGTGAGTTCAAGCCGATTTATGCGTCAGAGTTCACAAGGTCAAAAATCTACTCGAAAGCAAATCGTTTTCTCCATATGTCGGCAACAATCTGTGGTTTTGATGCTTATTGTGAAGAAGTTGGTATTCCTCAAGATGAAGCAAGCTTTGTGGAAATGTCACACCCGATTGATGTTGAACGTCGTATCGTCAATTTCAAGCCTGCCGCGTGGATGAGCTTCAAGAACTACTCATCTGACATTGAAAAGACTGCAAATGCTATTGACATTCTGATTGAAGAGCATGGAAACAAGAACACTGTCATCCATACTGCCTCATATAAGAGAGCAGATGACATCAAGGCTAAATCTCGCCATAAGATCGAGGTGTTCAAGAGTCACCCAGACGTGATAAAATACCTGTCTTCTTCTGATAGTGAGAAATTCGTCGCATCTCCTTCAATTCATGCTGGTCTTGACGCAAAGGATGATATGTGCCGTCTCAACATTATCTGTAAGCTTCCTTTTCCGTCACTGGGTGATCCTCGTATGAGATATTTGATGAAAGCTGATCCACGTATCTACAACCTTCAAGTTGCTCGAAATGTTGTTCAGGCTTGCGGTCGAGGAACACGAGGAATAGATGACCATTCTGTCACATACATTCTTGACGGAAACTTCAAGCGTCTTTTGGATCAATATCGACACCTGATGCCATTATGGTTCAGAGAATCGATTCGAGGAATGTGAGCCTTTCGCATGCGTGGTGTGACGACACGTCTATTTCGTCACTTTCTCTGAATGGGAGATCAGGAATGATCAACAACCAAAACCGACCCACCCGCTTTTTCCTTGAACGCAACAATGGAACAGAGCGAATCTATATTGGTCATTCACACATGCCCAATTATGGCTTTTGCTTTGCGTTCATCGGCAACATCAATACGTTCGTCGAATGGAAAGCTCATGTGAAGAAGAAGATCGGTCAGAAATGGAATTTGCGCGACAGTGAATTCAACATTCTTGAGTTCGACGATATCGTGAACTTCGCTATCTACTGCAACTCGATCACCCCATCGGGCTTCTTCGAACGTCACCGTGATAAGTCCGGTTTTCGTTTCGCACAGGTCCGTGACAACCGAAAGGAACCTGCCCAATGAGCAAACTTCTCGAGAAGATGAAAAAAGCAAGTGCCAAGCGAGTCGACTCGCACACAATGGACAACACGGACTTTGCTGATCCGAAACACGTTGCTCCATGCCACCAAAACATCCTGAGCTTCCTCTACTCTGGTAAGATTCGTGGACCAGGTGCTGGCATTCCACCAGGACTTCACATGCTCGCAGGTCAATCGAAATCGGGTAAGACTCAGCTTGCACTGAACGCTGTGAAGGACTATCTCGACTTTTATCCTGATGCGATCTGCATCTTCTATGACACCGAGTTCGGTGGCGGACACTCATGGGAGAAGATGGGAATCGACACTTCACGTGTCATTCACGTTCCGATCATGGATGTGGAAGCGTGGAAGTTCGACTTCATGCAGAAATTCAAGGAAATCACACGAGGAGATCGCATCATCTTTATGGTCGACAGCCTTGGGATGATGGGTTCGAAGAAGGAAACCGACGATGCTGAGAACGAAAGTTCGAAAGCTGACATGTCTCGTGCGAAGGCGATTGCTTCGGCTCTTCGTCTGATCACTCCTCGTCTCTCGTACTACAACTGCCCGATGGTATGCATCAACCACACCGGAAAGACACTCGAATTGTTCTCGAAAGAGATCATGACAGGTGGTCAGAAAGCAACTCTCGCTCCGAACACGATTGTCTTCTTCGCCAAGTCGAAGATCATCAACGACAAGGACGAGAACGCAATCGATTATGGTCAGGTTGGCTTCACCTTCAAGCTGAAGATCAACAAGTCTCGCATTCTCAAAGAAGGCGCTGTTCTCGAAATGCCTTGGAAGTATGGTCAATCACGTCCTTGGAAGTACACTGGAATGTGGAACATGGCCGAATCGCTAGGTGTTATCTTCAGTCCATCGAAAGGTTGGCGAGCTCTAAAGCTCTTCGATCCGGAAACCGGTGAAGAGACCAACTCGGATAACTTCCGTGAGATGGATGTGAAGTGGACAGAGGAGTTCTACGATCGGCTCTTCGACGAGACCCGCTTCATTGAGTTGGCTGAAAAGAAATACCAGCTATAAGGCTATAAGGTTGTGTACTTTCGTTCTCCTTTGTTCTATAATCGAACTATAAACAAAGGAGAACGTTATGACATATCCAGAAAACCATCGCCGCGCAAATCACAATGTCCATGTAAGTCCTATGGGTTATTGCGTCAAGTTTACTCACAAGGACTTCGAAATATCACTTGCTATTGACGGTGAGAAAACAGTAGTTTTCAAGCCTGATAGTGACCAACTGAGTTTTGATGAGTCTGTCATCTTCACGACAGATGGAACCAATGCAGCGCAAATCGTGGAAGCTGTTGCTTTCATTGATCAACTGACGGCTTAAGGTGACTCAGAAATTTGACAGACGATTCTATCGAGTCGTCTGTCTGTGTGAATTAAGGTAGATAATGACAACTGCACTCAATACTGAGCATCTCATATTGCACGGACTTCTCCGTGACTCGGACTTCGCAGCGAAAACGGTTGACTCGATTCAGCCAGACTTCTTCAAGAATGAAGTTGCGAGATCAACGTTTATCGAAATCCAAAACCATTTCTTCGCACACTCGAAGACTCCGTCCTCGGATGAGATCAACGTTCTCATTCAGACGATGAACATTCCTGACGAAACGAAGATGGAAGCTCTCGAATATCTTGAGCCTCTTGGCGAAATCAGCACCGATTTCCTTATGCAGCAAGCAGAAGCATACTGCAAAGAGCGAGCAACAATGAACGCTCTATTCGCAGCTCTCGAAATTGCTGAAGACCCGAAGAAGACATTCGATGCAATTCCTGAGTTGATGTCGACTGCAATCAACTTCTCGTTCGATCACGACATTGGTCTCAACTACTATGACGACGTCGAAGAGCGTGTCTCTTCGTACAACGAGAACTCGACGAAAATTCCCTACAAGCTGGCGATGATGAACAAGATCACCAATGGTGGTGTGGAGCCTGGCACGCTGAACGTCGAAACTGCACCAACTGGTTTCGGTAAGACGATTCGAATGGCTGATGAAGCCAAATTCCAATCCGAACGAGGTCTCACAGTCATCTACTACACCTTCGAGATGAGTGATCTTCGAATTGCTCGAAGACTCGATGCGAACTATCTCGACATGGAGATGTCAGCAGTTCCGAAATTCGCGAAGAACGTCGACAACATTCGAAAACGTTTCGGTCTTCAGCGTAAGGCTGCACGAGGCGAGCTTATCTTCAAGGACTATGCTCCTGACACGATCACAGCTCAGCATCTCTCCAACCATATTCGTCAAGTTCAACAGAAGCTCGGCAAGAAGGTTGACATCGTCTACATCGACTATCTCAATTTGATGAAGGCTGCTCATGCTGCTCACAACTCAGGCACTCACAAACAGATCGAAACGATCTGCAAAGAGATCATCGCACACATTGCGAAGAAGTACAAAATCCCGGTCATCTCAGCCACACAGCTTCAGCGTCAAGCACAGGACTCTAGTGATGTGAAGATCGGCAACATCGCTGAATCGCAAGGTCTCTCGAACACTGTCGACTTCTTGATCGCATGGTACGGAAACGATGATCTCGCTCGCAATGGTTGGGTCAGAGGAAAGCAATTGAAGAATCGCTACGGTGACACGAACTACTACAACGCCTTTATTGTCGGATGCGATCGATCGAGGATGCGATTCTACGATGTCGAAGAGGGCAAATCTGATGAACTTCTCGAAAATCTCATTCGAGCTGATGAGAAGACGAAGCTATCGTCAAAAGATGAACCGGTCGAAGAAAAGAAGCCTCAGCCAAAATTTGCGAAATTTGGCATTTAAGTGTGTACTTGTAGCATAGAATGTGATATTCTAAAATTACAGAAACAAAGGAAACCATCAAATGCCTAAGATCACAATCAAGCACACAGCAACATTCGATTCCGCTGATAAATCGATGACTGAAATCTTCGCTGCAGCCTCGGAAAACTTCATCCTCGAAGGCACCAAGCGCAAGCAACTGACAGTCAATCAAGTCGGTCCATCAATGATGAGGGTTCACTCCGAATTCCTCGCTGAGTATGAAAAGGATCAATCAGGTGATGAAGTCAAGCTCCACACCAAGAACAATTCGCATCAATTCTTCGTTATCGAAGGATGCACCAAGCTTGATGAAAAGCTTGCAATGCGCCGTAAAAGCGAAATCCGCCGGCGCAAAAAGAAGAAAGTTGCAAAGGTCTCCTAGACCAATGCGACTATTCACCATCGTCATGGTCATCGCTTACATCAATGCAATCGTATGGTCAATCGTAATCTTCATGAAAGGGATATAGTCATGGAAATCATCATCTTCATCGTGATCGCGTTTTTCGTTGCAGGAGTCATCAATGAACGTCGTGCCATTCGGGAAATTCCTGGCCGACGCAAGGTCTGGAAGGGCATATTCTGGTTTGTCCTCTTCGCCGTCGTCTTCTTCATTTATGCAGCCATGATCTGAAAGGTCCACAACAATGAGTGATCCACGCCAAACTCAATGGTATTTGAAATACCGCCCTGCAACTCTCGACGAGATGGTTCTCGAAGACCATCACATCGCATTCTTCAAGAAGATGATCGAGTCGCAGGAACCAATGTCGATTCTGCTTTCCGGTACTGCTGGTATCGGCAAAACCACACTTGCGAAAGCACTTGTGAACGAACTCGATGCCGAATTCCTTTTCCTCAACTGCTCAGGTCGTGATCGTGGCATCGATACCGTCAAAAACAAGATCACCAACTTCGCTACGACGATGAGCATGGATGGCAAACGCAAGGTCATCATCGCCGATGAGGCTGACAATCTCACACAAGATGCTCAGATGGCTCTTCGTTCCGTTATCGAAGATGTTGGTCGTTCGACCACATTCATTCTGACATGCAACTTCCCTGGGAAGCTCATCGATGCTCTGATTTCACGATGTCATCCGGTCAAGCTGGAAGTAACCGAGAAGAACGACATCATGGTGAAGATGGCCCGTCGACTTGTCAAAATCCTCAATGAGGAGAAGATCGAGTTCACGAAGCCTGCTTTGTCGAAGATCGTCAAGTCCAACTTTCCCGACTTCCGGAAGACACTCAACGATCTTCAGCGCCAGTCGTACATTGGTCCGATCGATGAAGAAGCTGCGAAGCGCATTCAGCTCACATCGAATGATGAGCTCATTAACATCCTGAAACAGAAGTCGTACGAACGTCTCTATCAGTGGTTGATGCTGAATGCTGTTGATCCCGAGTCGACTGTTCTGAACTTCTGGCCACGCATTGCTGAAACGTTCACTGCCGAGACCCAGCCGTATGCTGTCGTTCATATGAACGAAGCTCAATTCCACATGTCGATGGTTGCTGACAAGCACCTAACGATGGTCGCAGCCTTCACGAAGATGATGGCAGATTGTGAAGTGAAAGATGTATAGGAAAGAGAAAAAGTTCGAATTGACGCTGAATCACCTGAAGGCAGCCCTTTTTGTCGTTATCTGGATCATTATCGTCGGTGTGCTTGAGTATACAGATATGTCAAATCAGCTACTTCATATCGGTGGATGTGAGGTGTCGCATGTGGAACTTTGATGCAACCATCGCCTTGATCGGCACCATTATCGTCCTTATCGCCTGCGCAATTCTGCTCGGATCCGTGATGTTCGATACTGTTCGCAACATGGGAGTTTGATCAATGGCAGCTGAAAAGAAGAAAGCTCCCGCGAAGAAGAAAGGTCCATCTCCTTTCGACTATGCAAATTCGATCAATTCTGACATCGAATGTCGTATTGGCACTGAAGCTCTTCCGCTGAGGAGTATGAATCGCTTCATGCTCACGCGATCAATGATGACTCATGTCGACACGGTTCTCCTCGGAGAGCATGCGAACATGCTTGTCTACGCGCCAGACGAATACGTATTTCGTTTCTTGCATTCGATGGTTCATCCTAAGAAGCGTCGTTTCGGCAAGTTTCCGAAGCTCTTCAAAGACCTCGATCGCGACAAGATCGATGATCTGTGCTCACGCTACTGCATCTCGAGTAAGGATGCACGTCTTATTCTCGAGAACGAGGAGTTGGATTCGGCATGAAGAATGATCGCACATACTCAGTCAAGCCGCATGGCAAGAAGTTCATGACAATTTGCCGAACTGATGGCTTCGCAGTCATGAGACTTCTTTCTAAGAATACTCGTCTTGCCAGCAAAAAGGGCAAAGAGTTTGTCGACGGTGTTCGAAAGTCACCAAGAATCGTCTTTTACTTCAAACGTCCATAGGAGAATAAAATGAGCATCGCCGGAATCATACGATCAGCACTCTGGACTGAAATTCAAGACGCCCTCGTGCATGATTTTCCAGAACTGAAAGTTCCTACAACCGCACCAAAACATCTCGAAGCAGTTGTGAAATCGAATGCTGACTACATCAGCGAACTGGTCTCAAATCAGAAGACTAAGGTCTCTAAAGGGTCTTTCGAGTCATCATACGACACAAATCCTCCTCCAATGAAAGGTGTGGACTTGGTAATGAACGAAGGTTGGACAGGTCACATTGTGACAAAAATCGACGATAATCGCGAGAGAGTCTATGCCTCAAGCGAAGAATCAACTCATACTCTCCGCGGTAATGCATTAACCACTTGGACGCGCAACATTCACGATGCATCACTATACTCCAGCTACGGAGCAATGTTGACAGTGAAAGCTAATCCTGGGGCAGAATCGAAAACGGCTTCTAGGACCATCACGATTGTCAATCCAGAGGATTTTCACGGTGTGTAGCGAATGCTTTTTCGTACTGATTCTCGTTATCTTTTTTCTCTTCCTTCCTCGCAAGATCGATCCAGCGATCCGACTGAAAGAGTGGCTAGAAGAGAAACAGAAACGCAACGAAGCCGATCGTCCTCACTACAGCCACGACATTCGGTACATCATCGTCTATGACCATTATGAGTTTACATGTGACAATTGTGGAAGCTCTGAAACAGGTGTCCATGGATGGGGATCGCTTGGAAAACCTTGCGAAATTTGAACTCTCTTGTGTACATGACTGCAGCTTTGTGTTATATTCGAATTATAAACAAAGGATAAAATCATGCATGCAGTCGACCCATACACCAAATCATTAGATTTTGCAAATCACAAAACTCGTAAAGAGTTCGACACAAATTCGACTCCTACTACACCCAACACTCCAGAGAATGTTTACGCTTTCTGGTTGCAACACTTCGAAACTCAGTTGAAGGAACTTCTCAGTGAAACTCGCTAATCTTCAAGAAGCCGTTTTGATGGACACAACGACCCCAGTGTTCGACAAAATTCGGAATGATATTCGTGAATTCTTCCGCAAAGGTCGTGGAATGGATATTCGTATTGAAGAGGACCCATCCAACTTCGGTAGAAAATGTGTTCTTGCCATGTCATGCCGCTATTGGGGTCAATGGGAAATTCCTGATGGTGAAGAAGACGATGGCGACTACGACTGGGAAGTCCTGACTTCGAAATCCCGCAAAGAATTGTACGACTTCACTCAGTCGATGAGCAAGAAGCACAAGAACCTTCTTTTCGAAGCTGGTGCCGAAGAAAAGAACTGGCTGAATGTGATCGTAATGGTGAAATAGTTTTTGCCCATTCTAACGAAATATGTATAAGAAGGATAATCACATGAAAGTTTGGCATTCTACGGGTTTTGAGACTCCGCATCTTCTCGATCAACCGATTTGGTTTGCAACGAAACTTGAGACCTCGATTGATGTTTGGTCTACAAACATTCGAATCCACTCAGGCGAGTCCTTTGTGTATGAAGCTGAGATTGAGTTCGAATTCGATAACGATGATCTTGTTTATCACCTTCTCGGCAAAAACAACGCTGACACATACTTCAACCAGCTGGTTGCAAATGCATCATCTAAGGACATAATCGATCTCGAATCCACAAAGATTTTGACCAAGTATGGTGTGAATGCTTTACGCGTTCAGGATTATGATCCAGTCAACTTCGACAAAAACGAAGATTCGATTATCGTTCTTAAACCTCTCTATATCATCAAATCCTGGAATTTGATTGAGCACAAAAAAGGAAAGCAATGATGCCCCACGCTAAAGATGCCCACACCCCTCAAGACCAACAGAAAATTCGCATTGCTCACGAGAAAGCACAAGCTGCGATTATCAGCAAGTTCGGAGTTGTCGCTCCGTACAACAAGAAGAGCCGTGCTCTCTATGACAAAGTTTACGAATCAACACTGAATGGACTGCATCAGTTCAACGGTTGATTCACAGTTCCTCGAGCCTTTTTCCTTTGTTTTGAGAGCTCGAGTGCCGGTGGGGTCGCCAACAGACCCGCGACCGGTGCGTATTCTTTCCCTCCCACAAACACAGGCCTCATTATGAAAAAGCAAAAGAAGTTCGACGAGATCGTCACCACTGAGGAGATGATCACAGCATTTGCCAACTCCAATTTCGGAAATGAAACACGACGTGAAACCCTCGCAAAAGGGATTTTGTTGCACGCACTGGGCTATGAGTCTGGCAACACCATGTTCACAATCCTACTTGAGCTTGGACTCATTCGACGTCCAGGTGACATCATGACACTGAAATCCTCGCTGACTCCGAAGGGAAAAGCCTATATACGTGATGCTGTAGATGTTTCAACTCTTATACAAAGTTGTGGATTCGCTGTAAAACAGTGATGTATATTCGTACACAAATGTGATACAATCGAATTAAGAACAACAAATGGAGTCTGCATGAAATACATCAGCTATTTCGAGAACAAGGGTGTGGTTCACATCAAGACGACCGACGATGACGGAAAGCGGAGATGGTTACACGAAAAGAAGCCTGCTCCGTTCTACCGAAAGACGGAAGAAGAAACGCCGTACAGGTCCATCTACGGTGACTATCTCGAGAAGTTCGAGTTCGATACACTTTCCGACGCCAAGAAGTTCCTTTACGAATTTCCTGAAACAAAGCGCAGTCTTTTTGGCACATCTCGTTTGCCTTTCGGCATCGTATCTGGGATGGAATGGGAAGAAGCTTTCATTGATGACTTCAACGTTTGCGTCTTAGACATCGAGACTGAGGTCGATCAAAGTACCGGCGTACCTGACCCAATCCTCGCAATCGAACCCGTCAACATGATCACATTAAAGGTCATGACTGCCGAAAAGTTCACTGTAATGACGACATGTAAGGTGGACATTGAAGAAGTTTCACAGCGTTGCAGAGTCCCTGTTGATCTTATCAATCTTCGTTTCTTCGAATCTGAAGATGACATGCTTAACGCCTTTGTAGACTACTTCTCGAAGAACGACATCGACATCTACGGTGGTTGGAACTCAGAAGACTTCGACATGACGTACATGGGATCACGCATTGAAAAGCGTCTTGGCTTTGACGTTTTGCTACGCATGTCTCCATTCGGACAGATCGATAAGCGATCATTCAAGACCTCTTACGGAAACGATGCCGTCGAGTACAAAATCCGTGGAATGTATCACATCGACTTCATGAAGCTCTACAAAACTCGTGTCAGCAAGTTCGAAGCACGTGAACGCCATTCTCTCGACTACATTGCGAATTTCGAACTGGGTGAAGGCAAGCTCGTTCACGAATCCGGCATTCCAGGTCACCTGCTCTACAAAACGTACCCATCTGCTGGTCTCGCATACAACGTCGTCGACGTCAAGAGAGTCGAAGAGATCATCAAATCTCGTCGTATCCTCGACCTCAACATCTCACTTGCTCAAATGTGTCGCATGAATCTTGACGACATTGAGTTCGTCACTCGAATCGTGATGAGCTACACATACAACTATCTCAAGAAGGTCGACGAGTTCATGCCTCTTGAGACTCCTACAATCATGCCTCGCAAATACGAAGGTGGATTCGTCTATCCGACCATTAAAGGTCGTCACAAGTACATGTTCACATGTGACATCGCAGCATCGTATCCGTCTTCTATGCGAGCCATCAACATCTCTCCAGAATCGAAGACTCGAAAGCTCACAACAAACGTTCGCGAGATGATCGATGGTGTCTCTCCTGAGTTTGATCGCGAAAACGAAACGATGGCTCCGAATGGTCAATGCTTCGATCGACATAATCGAGGCATGTTCCCTCGAATCCTCGATGAGTTGGCTGCTCACAGACAGAAGTTCAAGGACGAAAAGAATCGTCTGACAGCTCTCTACTCTGCTGAGTGCGACGAGGAAAAGAAAGCTCTCCTGAAGAAGCAGATGGAAGTCTACAAATCCTCGGACAAAGCTGTGAAGGAGATCAACAACTCCGTTTACGGTTCTACCGGTTCGTCAACTTTCATCTTCTACGATCCAGACATTGCTGAGGCCATCACTATGACAGGTCAAATCATTCAGCGATGGATGTGTGAGGCAATTACCGAATTCGTCAACAATCCGAAGAACCAACTGAACGCCATTCGCATGTATGAGAAGAAGTTCCTCAAGCGAAAGTCCATTGACACTCTCAAGCCAGCAAAGTGTCGACTGGTCGCAGGTGACACAGACTCTGTTATGTTCGAAATCGAACAGATCGTGTCTCAACTCGACATGTCCGAATACGAACGTCTCTGCTTCATTCGCTGGATCGCTGACACCATCGTTCAGAAGGTGATCAACATCGCAATGGAGAAAGTCGGCAAGGCAACCAACGCTGTTGACTCTTCAGTCCTCAAAGCTGACCGTGAAATCGTTTCACCTGCTGCCATCTTCACTGCGAAGAAGAAGTACAGCATGCTCAAATTCGATGAGGAAGGTGCTGAGTATCATGAGCCATACCCTCAGAAAACTCAGGGTCTTACGATCATTCAGAAATCGACACCAAAGGTCGTCAAGGATAAACTTGTCGAATTCATGACGAAGATTTTCTACTCCGATGAGGAAGCATACGATTTCGAATGTTCGTTCAGAGCTGACTTCGACTTGATGCCACCTGACAGCATTGCTCGTAATACTGGTGTCTCAGATGTCTCCAAATACGAAGTCCAAGAAGGCTTCATGAAAGGAACACCTCTTCACGTTCGTGGTTCGATCGCACACAATCGTCTTGCTTTGGAGACTAAAGCCGATGTTTCACTCATCAAGAATGGCAGTTCGATCAAGTACGTCTATCTCTCGAAACCAAATCCTGTCGGTTCTAACGTCATATCATGGTGCGATGAATGGCCTTCGTTCTTTGACGAGGTTGATCTGTCAAAGTTCATCGATCATAAACGTCAATTTGAAGCCGTTTTCTCTGGTCAGACTCACATTCTCTTTAGTGCGACTGGCTACAACTTCACACAGAAAGAGCAGCTTGATCTGTTCTGAAAGGAAATCCATGAAAAATCCATCAAAGAATGCCGACGAGATCAATCGCTATCGCATTAATTTCGATATGATGCTTCATGTCTTCGAGAATGGGAGCAGAAAATCAGGTCGAACCTATCGAACGATTCACAATCTTCAACCGAATGATGTGCTCGTTGTTCCGACACATTCATGTGCTCGTCACTACTCATATGAAATCTCCAAGCTTGTGAAACCTATCGACCATGTCCATATCTTGGTGCACGACGTTAATAAGGATGGTCGATTGATTGATTACGTTCACAGTGAGTTTCGTGGAAAAGAGAAAATTGGAGAACTGGTTTTGTCCCACGATTGGATACACACGTACTACGATTTTCGTCTGCGTAACCTCGCATATGAACTCGACGACATCACTAGCCTTTACCCAGAATTTACGCCAAAAGAAAGTTGCCTGTTTGAGCAAAAAGTAGTGTACATTTAGCACAAAATTTGATATTCTAAAACTACAAAACAAAGGATATCAAACATGCAAACACTCTCGCTAATCAAGACCATGACTGCAGAAGAAGCCATTTCCGATGGTTGCAATCTTCATTCTGAAACCTTTCGTGTTCATGTGTACTTGCATGACAATATCGTAATTCTTGAAGAAGGCCACAGCGGTTTCTCTGTAACCACTCACATCGGTGAAGTTCGCAATGTACCAAAGAAAACCGCGATTAATTTTGTCCTTGGCTCCTCGAATGCCAAACTGGAGATGAACTAATGTCGAAGATGATTGATCGCCCGTCAGTTGGAGAGACAGATGGTCTCACTGATGGAATTGCATACCATCAAGCTCGTGGAAAGATCACGCGTCGTGTTGATTGGACCACACCTGGTCTGAAGCTCACACGTTTGCGTCTTCTGTCAGACCCTGGCTATCCTCGCTGGGATGTATCGTACTGCCACGGCATTCTCGATGGTGAAGATGTCAACGTGCTTCTCCCATTCTCCGATCTTCCGAAGAAGGGCATGCGCACATACCTCATTCAGGAAGCGAAGAATACCAATTGCTACGTCGATGGTCTCATGTCCTGCATATCCACCCTCTGCTGAACCTTTTTGTCAAACCGTTTGCATTTAGCTGTGTACATCGCATCATAGATGTGTTACATTGAATCATAAGCTAAATCAAAACAAACGGAGAATATCATGCCGAAGAAAGTTTTTGCAATCCGTGGATCAGAAGATGGACTAATCGCTGTTTCTGTTCAGTCACAAAGGCAGTACAGAGAGCAAAATGATATCTCGGTCAGTCATCAGAAGGTTACGACTTCTCCCCTGAAGACAAAGCAGAGATCAAGAAGCTTCGCGCTGGAAAGACAATGTTCGTTTCGTTCTTCAGTGACAACACCACATCATGCGACATCGAAGCATTTACCTGCTCTAAGGAGACACTAATGACCAGACCCACTGAAGGAAAATTAATGCCTGACCGAATCAATTTCGGACAGCATCAATCCATGTCCATGAGTGAACTGACCTTTCGCTATGAGCAAGATCGCGAAAAACCTCGTGCGAATCCTTATGGCTACAGGAAGGTTCTGCATTTCTTTCTCCCTGAATGGCAGCGTGGATTCGTTTGGACTGAAGATCAGAGTATTTCGTTCATCGAGAGTGCATGGAAAGGAATGAACCTTGGGACATATACGATCAATTCGGACATCAGCTTCACAGGTCCTCTTCACAACCTCGTGATTGATGGTCAGCAGCGGCTTAAAGCTGTCCAGGACTACCTTGACGACAAATTCCCTGTTTTCGGTTATCGCTATTCCGAGATCACCGAGATTGATGAAAGGTCTTTCGACAACCGCACATTTGCCCGTTTCAAGACTGAAACGAGAGACGAAGACTATCTTCGCATGTACTACAATCTCACCAACTTCGCAGGCACAGCACACAATGAAGGAGAACAAGCATGAGAACAGCACTCTTGGATGGACAACACGAGGTCTTCCCGATCGCTGACTTCAAAGAGCATGAAGAATACTTCGAATGGCAGCAACAACTGGTCGACGACGATGTTAAGCGTCTGATTCGCAATGCAATTCCATCAGATAGATGGAATCACTATTATGGGAAGTGTGCAAAAGCTATTCATAGCATGGCATTGTTGAAGATGCAGTTCAATAAGGCAGCACCTTTGATTGCGCACACGTTGGCTATCAATGAGTACCATTCACTAACGCTGATGAATGTCGCTAAATGCATCAAAGGTGGCAATGAAAAGGTCACAATCATCAACAAGAACGGTGGATTCCATGAAGTCTCTCATGATCGTCTTTCATACTTCAAGCTGTTTCATCGAGACTCAATCAACAATGTCACAATCATCGAAGGCTCTTCGGTTCTCGTCCTCGAAAACGATCCTGAGCTCGACGAGTGGACGAAGAAGAACCTCGAAGTTCCACACTCTTCGATCACGAGTCTTCGAAAGCTCAGTAATGAACAGCTTCGTGACGCGATGGCTGAATTCTGCAACCAGGTGCCTGATCGCACTAGCGCAACACTGTTTGTCTACACGACAGGCCTCGACCAAGACCAAATGCACGAGTACGTCGAAGCTGCACTCTTGAAAGGCATCAACAAGTTCGTGTTCGTGAAGCCCTTCGTCGACGACTACAATCCATCATTCAAGCACATCAAGGAGTTCATTCTCAAGCCTGGAAGTCTTCTTCGAATCTGCAAGATTTTCGACGATCCATCAGCGAAGAAGGATATCAACACCTTTCTGAGGAGTCTTCTTATATCGTGACGAAGTTGAAAGTCGGAGACAAGAGCTACACTGCGGTCTATGGAGCACATGCGAAGATCGAATTCTGGGAGTACGAACTTCGCACCATACGAACTCACCGTGGATTTCGATACGGCTACTGGTGGAACAAGCTCAAGGGTGTTACGTGGGGAAAGGTTTCCAAACGACATTTTGATTATGGGTGGCTTCCAGGATCATGGGTTGGGTGGAGAGTGCAACACCCTATTGATGCAGGTAGACCATACTCTGCATCAAAAATCGGTGCTGTTGCTGTAGAGTTGGCAGATGTTAGGAGATTGATCAGCGAATACGGAGAAAATTGTGACTTCAATGAAGAAGGCTACACTCTCCGAGATCAATTGAATTCCCTTATTCGAGTGCAAAAGAGACTGCGTTCTTCAAAATGACTGTGTACAATCTGTCCCATCTGTGATATGATGGATTTATCAAACAAAGGACTCAATCATGGTGAACATTTTCGCTGTCGACAGTGACCCAGTCGCTGCTGCTCAAGCTCTATACGACAAACATGTCGTCAAAATGCCTATCGAATCCCTTCAAATGCTCAGTGCGATTCATCGTGTCTGTGATGGTACTGAATGTGAAGTTGACTCCGTTTACTTCGCATGGAAAGACACTTCGAAGGTCTACAAAAAGCCTCGAAAGTTCATGATGCTTCCAAGTTTCGGCGAATCTGTTATGGAGGTTCGTGGTGACTCAGGAGTTTCAAGCCGTAAACGTGTGGTTGCTCAAGTCTACCTCATGGCACATCGAAATCACCCATGCACTCTCTGGGCACGTGAAACAACTACGAATTACGAATGGCTAAGCAAGCACACTGAGGCATTGTTCGCAGAATACACTTATAGATACGGAAAGCATCACACATCGTTCAAAGTGTACGATCAATTCCTAAGAAACCCACCGAGTAACATACCTCATGGCGACCTTACTCCATTCGCTCTCGCCATGAAAAGCTATCCACAATGCGTCGTTGAAGGAAATCCAATTCAGTCGTACATCAACTACTACAATCTCAAGCCGAGTCTTCTCAAGCATCCAATGTGCTGGAAGAACCGCGTACCTCCAATCTGGTTCGAAGGAAACAACAAATGATTGAAATCGACAACCCATCAAAAGTCACCATCTGCGTCATCGGACTCGGCTACGTAGGTCTTCCACTTGCAATCGCATTTGCGGAAGCAGGATTTGTCGTCCACGGATACGACACCAATAAGGCGAGAGTACATGACCTCTGCATCGGGACTGACAAGACGAACGAAGTCACGAGCACCCAATTGAAAGACCTCGACATCCACTTCACAAGTTTCGAGTCGTCTGTTCCATGCGACGCCGACTTTTACATCATTGCAGTTCCGACAGGTGTTACTTCTGACAATCTTCCTGATTTCACACCTCTCATCTCTGCTTCCGAAATGGTTGGTCGATGTCTTGGTGTCCGCTCATGTGAAGATCAGCCGATCGTCATCTACGAATCGACCGTCTACCCTGGTGCAACTGAAGAAATTTGCATCACTGCGATCGAAGACACATCTGGCTGGTTTCGTGATTCAGACTTCGGATTTGGCTACAGTCCTGAACGGCTGAAACCCAACGAAATGGGCAAAGGCATGAAGGATCGCATCAAGCTCACATCGGGCTCAAACGAGTATGTAGCCGAACTTGTCGACCAACTCTATAAGACGATCATCACAGCTGGCACATACAAGTGCCCATCCATCCAAGTGGCTGAATCATCGAAGCTCATTGAAAACACTCAGCGTGACATCAACATTGCGTTCATGAACGAATTGTCCCGTTTTTTCAACGCAACTGGCATCGACACCGCTGAAGTGCTTCAAGCTGCACGAACGAAAGACGACTTCATCGATCTCAAACCTGGACTGGTTGGTGGTCATTGCATCAGCATTGATCCGTTCTACCTGATCAATCGTGCTTCTCAGTACGGCGTCAAGATGAACATGACGAAGCTTGCACGACAGATCAACAACGACGAGATTGTGGAGGATATCTTCAACGCATACATTGGTCTGAAGTCCGTCCGTGAAATTGACGAAGCGAAGACACTCATCCTTGGTTTCGCATTCAAAGAGAACTGCGCTGACTATCGTGACACTCGTGTAGCACAGATCGCCGAAATGATCCAATCATGTGGAGATCACGTCGACATCTTTGACCCGGTGATTGATCGTGAAAGAGTGGAAGCCGACTACCCACAACTCAACTTCATATGGGGTGAAGGCATCAAATCTGATGATGCGTATGACGCAGTCATTCTCGCAGTTCCTCATGAACTTTTTGTAGATTATGGTACTGATTCCCATATTGTCGATTCCGAGAACAGAATCTTCATCGACATCAAGGGTGTGCTGCCGAAAGAAATGTCTGATTTTCGACTTTGATTGTGTACAAATAGTTCGTAGTGTGTTAGAATGGTTTGTTCTGAACATTACGAGACAAAACTGACACACAGATGCTTATCAGGAGTACTCAGTGATTCGCTGGGTACTCCGTTCGTATTTGATGAATGATATATTGTCAATCTGCTCAAGAGACTCAGCGAGCTTCATTTAATTTGTGTTTCTGCAAATGAGTTGTGTACATTTATCAACCTTTATGATATTCTATAATTACAGAAACAATAAAACAAACCAAAGGAATTCGAATGTCAAGAGAGTCACTCTACAGTTCAAATGTCAAACGTCGCGAACGTCCTACTGAAGGAAAAGTTATGCGGGGAGTTGGTAACATGATCCAACGCCACAATGAAAATGATGCTGAAGAGCGTAAAGCTGCTGAAAAAGCCCGTATGGAAAAGGCCAAAGCAAAGGTTGAAGCACGCCGCAAAGCTGGAAGCTCTCTTGCACACCTCAACAAGTTGCGTTATGGAGAGGACCTCGGCTAAACGATCTCCCATTGATGGAAATCTAATCAACAGGAATTTGAATATGACTTATCGCAATCGCATTTCCAAGTCCCGCAGACTCTCAACAAAGGCGAAAAGATTGAAATCTCTCTGGGAGACTACAAAGCAGAACATCAGCTTCAGTACGAGAAGTCCTACAAATCTGATACCATCAATCCTCATACTGGAGCATATATGAGTAGTGGAGCTGGAGTAGAGCTTAAAGCCTTGAAGAAGTTTCACCGTTCATACGGAAAGAAACTTATCCAAGAGTGTCTGCTCGAAATTGAAGATGCACGCTGCAAGGATACATGCTTCGAATATATGGAATACGACGAAGATCACCATGAATATTTCCCAACGTATGCTTCTCCATATCCCACATACCGCGGCACGTTTTCAGAGTTAACTGCTAACAGCATCATAAGCCACAGATTTCTTGAAGCTATCAACGAAGCTAAAAAGGATCTGTGAATTCACAGGAGGAATCATCATGAACCATCTTCACGAAAAAGCATTCATTGGTCTTCAAGATATGAATGGAACGGACATACATGAAGGTGACATAGTCGTCTATCACCTTCAAGGTAACCATACGATGAAGGAATATTGGAACCCTGTCTATAAAGTGGTCTTTATTCCTCCTTCATTCACACTTGAGCATATTGGAGGTGGTAAATGTAGTGGAAGCCTGGAATTTAAGCTTAAGAGCGGCGGAAAGAACACAGTTCTGGAAATTCTCAAAAACTGGGAGAAAACTGTTGATGACCCATCCACGCTCGAAGAAATTGTTGATTATCTCATTCCATCACTCGAGCAAATCATCTCAGGTAAAATGCCGCCAAACACATTCGCTCCAGACGTTTTAGCGCTCAAGAAAGCTCTCAGAAAACGTGCAGAGCAACCAATTCCTGCAGACTAAAGCAGGATAGAAGAGAATTCAATCTCTTCGATTTCGCACCTGATGGAATTTCCCTTTAGGTTAACCTCAACTCATCGAAAGTGAGAAACAAATGAAAACCATTATCAAACTCGCAGCGGCCTTCATGATGTGTGGATCTGCTTTATCCGCCGGAGGATTGGCACCACCAATCACAAACACTCTGCAAACGTCTGTAGACCTCGGATGGTCTGGTGCATATGGTGGTGCAATCATGCGTCATTCAGAACAAACCCGTTCTTACAGTGAAGATTTTGACATCCTTGAAGAACGCAGCATCTATACATTCGAGTGTTTGTCCGGAGAAGAGCACGGCACTCGCAAGTGTTTGACTCCTGATGAGCATCTCGACAGTTCTGAGATCGCAGCGCTTCCACGTGGAGATCAGCCATGGAAGCATGAGCAGCTCGATCCAGGACCGATTGCATACACCGCAGGATACGGTGATGGTATCTGGATGCAGCCTGATTCGTCGTTCGTGTACACAACAGGGTCGAACTTTGTTCCTGATCCTGTGGGTAATCGTGCCGAATTGCGCCAAGGTGGGACAGTTACATTCTTTGATGTCGTTGACACCGTGACAAACACATGGACTGAAACATCGACCGAACAAACTGCTGGCTTCTATACTGGATATCGCATTGAAGTGGGCTATGACTTCCTGATCGGTTTTGAAGGTCAGCTCGTCAAAGATCAAAATGCTGGACTTTTGACCATTGCCTACGATGCTGGTCGTTTCCTTCCGCAATTTGGTGTCGGATCAGGCGATGACGGTAAAATGTATCAAATCAGCACCGACTTCAAGATCGTGGAAAAAGTGTCTGTGGGTGTCGCAGCAAGCAAAACAGACCACAACGAAAACGTTGATATTCGCTTCGGCTTCCTATTCTAGGTCGATCTGAACATCACAAATCAATCATGGCAGCAAGTCTTTCGATTTGTTGCCATTGTTGTCAAAAGCGATATCCGAATTTGTCGATTTCCCACGAAAAATGCTTCCTTACGTGGTTAGCCAGCTTATGGTCTAAGTATTCTCTGTAGTGCTTGTCGACCTTTGATTGGCATTGAGGTGCGGCAACTCTCCCATCTTGAAAATTTGCCATTCCTTTTGCAGGATTTCGCCGCCATTATGGCTACAAGATCACCCCGAAATTGAAAATGAGAAACCGGCGCTGCGCGAGCGTGCCGACCGGCTGGACATAGACGACCAGTGCGCCGGGGCGATCCGATGTGTAATTGATGGTCTCATCAAACGTTTGCCATGCGAATTTAGAGACT